GAGAGGATGGCGAGGGGTTCTAAATGATTAAGTTAGATTTTCCCGATCCATTTGAGGAAATCAACGCTCCTGTTAGTGAAGGTTCTCCGTATCAGACAGAAAAAGCCTTTACTCCTAAGATCAAACTGGACTTCCCCGACCCGTTTGAGGTTACGCCTGCCACTATCCCCCAAATCCCTACCGAACCTTCCCGGTGGTCGGTACTCACTCCTGTTGCACCACAACCTTCTGCACCCTTACCTGAAAGGGGATGGTTAGGGGATCTCGCAACGGCTACAGGTAGAGGACTGGTTGACATAGGCCAAATGGCAGGGAGAGGGATTAGAACGTTAAGCCCCTTTGAGTCTGCCTATAAACCTGAAGGGATAGGAACCCAAATCATAGAGGCTACGGAGAAATTAAGCCAGAGCGAAGCATTAAAACCATCTCCTGAAGCGGCAGGGGGATCTACACTGAGAACGGCTGCGGCTGGCACACTTCAATCTATGGGTCCATCTATGGCGGCAGGTATTCCTGGTGCCATATTAGGAGCAAAAGTAGGAACCCTGTTCGGCCCTGGTTACGGTACAGCCCTCGGTGGTCTTATCGGTTTTGCTGCGGGTGCTATTCCAGCTTTCTTTATGTCCGAGTACGATCGATTCATGCAGGAAGGGAAAGCGGCAGGGCTGAAAGAAGAGGACGTAAAACCCCTTGCCATAGCATCCGGCATGGTGGAAGGAGGATTCGAGGGTGCTGCCGATATAATCGCTGGTAGATTCCTTGGATTAACCGGTAAGACATTAACTCAACCCCTCAAGAATACCATCCGCGAAGCCCTCAAGATACCTCTTGGAACTATGGCTAAGGGTGCTCTCAAACAGATGCCCGTAGAAATCACTACCGAGATGATTCAGAATGCCTCAGAACTGGCACTAAGGCAGAAGGCAGGGATACCCGTAGAGGGAACACCGTGGGAAGCCGCAAAAGAGGCCATCGGTCCATCTATAGGTATGACCCTACTCTATGCGATAGGTGCTAAGGGTATACATGGGATGCAACGGAGGGGTATCTACAACTCCCTGACCAATCCCCAGACACCTATTCAAGACCGTCTTAATGCTGTGGAGTACGTCAAGAGCGGTCTGGAACAGGAAGCCAAGGCCAATGTCAAGACCGACCCAGAAGCGTTCAGGCAATTCAGGGAACTTGCCAACCAATGGGATACATTAGCGAAAGTCGAAGTCAATAATGGTCTGTCTATAAATATTGACAGGACACTTGAGGAACATCAGGCCAGTTTTGAACCCGGTCCCCAGATGGAGTACATGGGATTCGGACAACAAGAGGAAATGGAAGGTGGACTACCGTTTATAGGAGAAGAGGACAGATCAACCCAATGGCAAGAAACGTGGAAAACTGGCGGGGAACGTCCATTCGCCTTTGACCCGAAGAGTACAAAAACTGACGGTTGGTGGACTCTTGCACCCCGTGATTTATACGAGAAAGTTAGCAATTATCAAACAGACAATAAATTATCTGCTAAGAAAATGGCGGGGATGGGATTACCTGTTGAACCGGGTATCCAGTACGTCATAGGTACTACTAAGGACGGGAAGAAAGAGGTACAGGCCGTTCGGTTTAAGAAGAAATCATTTACGGAAGAGCAGGCCGCCGAATGGTGGAGAAGGAATGCTGATAAGTTTGGAAGAGGGAAACCTGTAGCAGAAACGGGTACGGTTGTACCCGAAACGATAACACCAGTCCCGGTCACGCCCCCCGGAGAGAAAGCCCCCAAGCCTCCCACTCTCCAGACTGGGGCTGGTGTTTCTGAGGGCATACCATCTATTAATCGAGATCAAGCTATTGAGGCATTAGGAATACTTGGAGAAGTTAAGAAAAGAGGGAACGCTACCTATGTAAAAACAGACAATTTAGAACACATAGATAGTGTCGATTTGTCTGGTGGTGTTTGGCGTAGAGGTGAAAGTAAACATGACTTAGACATTACAATTTCGGCTAAGAAACCATTATCTCCCGCATTGATAGCAGAGGCCGAGGGGATACTTGCTAAAGTACAAGAGAAATCACCTATTAGGGTAGATGTCATATTTGTTGACGTTGAAGGAAATCCACGTCACGGTATACCGGAATGGGAACGGAAAGAACCCCCACCCGTCAAGGAATCGTTGGGGGAAGGGAAGCAACCGTCCCCTGAAGGCGAACCCCAATTCAAGTTGTCCCCTACCGAAGAACCTGGTAAGGACATACCGAAAATAGTTAATGCTAAAACACTCACGAAAGAAATTCAATCAGAACCGGATTATGTTTACCATGCGACCAACGAAGAAAGATTATCTGAAATAGTTGATACTGGAAAACTGCGAACTCACAGACCGCATGAATTTACAGATCAAGATGTGTGGCCCGATGGTTCTACACAAAAACGGGCATATTTCAGTAACCAGGCCAATATCGTTTGGCAATTTGCACCAGAAGAGGGAAGACCCGTTGTCATTAGGACAAAGGGACAAGAATTACAAAAAGAATCGACTGGAGATATTTATAGTATCAAACCTGTCTCGATAGATAAATTAGAATATCTTGGTGAAGACAATAATTGGTATCCTGTTTCAAATCTTAAATCCCATGAAGGAAAGGGAGAACCCCAATTTAAACTTGCCCCTACCGACTGGTCAAAAGATTCTGCCCTTGTTGAAGATGCCAAGTTCGTCGCACAGAAGGCCGGTGTAAAACCTTCCGATCTTGAATATGTCGGGGTACAGTCATTTAAACCACTTTCCAATGAGGCCATGCACCTCTGGAATGTGATGGACCCGAAGAGTCCACGGTATCAGTCCACCATTTCCGGTAAGTCCTTTCAGATGACACCTGAGGAGGAGACACGGTATAAGGTTGCCTCACAGACTGAGACACCTGCATTTAAGGAATGGTTTGGAGATAGTAAGGTTGTCCATAAGAACGGAAAGCCGTTAGTCGTTTATCATGGGACGGAAGCCAAAAAATTAACAGAATTTAAACCCGAAAAAATAGGGGCATTGACTGGCGTTGAATCTCAAGCCTTCTGGTTTTCGGACAAGAAACATGCTGCCGGATGGTTTGGCCCGTATGTAAAATCTGTATTTCTTAAGATGGACAACCCGTTGGTTGTGACTAATGAACAGTTTTCAGAAACCCAAAATGGGCCAAGCTATTGGTCCAAGAAAGCACTGGCAGATGGACACGATGGAGTTATCATTAAAAACATTATTGATGGTGATACTCAATCAACTGTCTATGCTGTATTTGAACCGACCCAAATAAAATCTGCTACCTTGAACATCGGCACATTTGATAAAGAAGATCCCGACATAAGATACAAAAAGGGAGTGGGGATACAAGGCGAACCCCTTACCGTCGAACAACTCACCCAACACGCCGAGAAGATCATATCCTTTATGGCCCCTGGAAGTAAGGTCAGATTTCACGATACTCTACAAATAGACCTGAACGACCCTAACGTTAAAGAGGCACTTAGGAAACAGGGTATCCCTGAAGATCAGATCAAGAATGGTCTGTTTACGATAGAAGGCCGTCACGTCCCGATTTACCTCACCCCTACCAGATTTTACAGCATAGTGGATATTGCCCTAAATGCTCCCAATGTCAAACAGGTTATCGGGCATGAAGGGGGACACGGGATTTATAAACTCCTTGAGATCATGGGCAAGGAACAGGAATTAACGCTCCTGAATGAGCATTTCAAGAACGATCAGGAGGCCATATCTGATGCCTTCGCCAAATACTATCTTGCACAGGAGGGGTTGGGAAAGAAGTCACCCCTTCCTAAGATGGTCAGGACGGTATTCGACAAGGTTATAGATTTCTTCCGTAAGGTAAAAAATTACGTCAAGGGATTAGGGTTCACTTCGGCTGAGGAGATATTCGGAAAGGGGATGGTCGGGGAATACCGGGCACAGTACGAAGCAAGGGAGAAAAAGATTGAGGGACTCCGTAAACAGGTAGCCCCATTGGTTTCCGACTGGACGGAAGGGAGGACCGTTGAAGGGGAAAGTGAGCAGTTGAAGGGGATGGCAAGGGAGACTTCCTTACAAGTCGGCCCCGTCTATCACGGTTCACCTTACAAATTTGACAAGTTTACCAATGAGGCCATAGGTACAGGTGAAGGTGCACAGGCATTCGGGTATGGGCATTATGTGACGGAAAGTCCTGAAGTGGCACAAGCGTATGCAAAGAAGTTGGGGTATCCAGCCGGAACCTCAAGTGCAGACATGGCTGGACGAGTTATGGAAGCAACAGGAGGAAATAAGGAAAGTGCACTGAAAGAATTATTAAGCCGTAAAAAATTATCACCGAATATACCAGATTTTTCCAAACAAGTTGATGAAGCAATAAAACACATTCAGGGAGATACATATACACGCCCCAACCTCTACCAAGCCACCATCCACAAGGGGAAGAGGCCAGGGGAATATACGTTTCTGGAGTGGGAGAAACCGCTTACTCAAGAATTTCGTGACAAGATAATTCAACAAGCATCCAAAGAGGGTGTTAATTTGCAGGGGGGAGAAGCCGTTACCGAATCAGATGGGATGGCTGTATTTGCTAAAGGTATTGATGATATAAAAACAGTTGGTGGATTATACGATTATTTAACAAATAGGGTCGGGGGATATACACCTGCTGGTAAAAAAGAAACATCTGCCTTTCTCCAACGTGCAGGCATCTCTGGCATCAAATACCCCGTTGGTTCTCTCTCTGGAATGAAGGAAACCGGCAAGTACAATTATGTCGTGTTCAACCCTGAAGATATTACAATTGAGAAAATAGGGGATAAACCCATAGAGGAAGTTTTTAAGAAATACTCATCTGACCCCGAACAGTTCAAACTTTCCAAGGCAGAAGAATCAGAAATCCATTCTCTTGATTCTCCCTTTAGTGGCCTATCCCAATTCAAGATACGTTTCAATACTGGTATCAAAGAGAAGGACTTAGGGAAGATCGAACGGACAACCTCTCTGCCATTTTGGATTGGTCAGAAATTCCCCGCATTCAAGAAGATTTTTGACAGAGAATGGAATCGCCGGGGAGACAGGGAAGAGATGGCCCACGACTTCTTTAAACAGGTAGAGCCGTTCACAAACCTCAGCCGTGGATCAAGTGATAGAGTTCTGAAGGTCTTGCAGACAGGGGATGCCGACGCAAAGGTCTACACCGAGCAGGAACTAAGAAGTATCCACCACCTGAATAATGCCGAAGCGAAGGGATACCTTGCTACCCGAAGTGCCCTTGACAATGCCCTCTCCAAGATGCTTGCGCAGGCAGAGGAAATGACCCTTAAACCTTACGAGGGGAAACCGTTCTATCAGGAGATGCAATCCCTGATTAATGCCCCATCGAAAGAACGTGCTGGCGAATGGAAGACCGCCGAAGCGAACCTCACCCCTAAAGACTTCAAAGAACTCCAACTGGCCTGGACCGCCCTAAAGGAAGCCCCCAATACCATCCGTGAACTCAGACAGGAATTTGGTAGACAGAAGGGATATTTCCCTCGTGAACGTGGCCGGGGTGAATACGTTATCAGGGTAAGGGACACGGAAGGAACGGTTGTCTGGTCTGAACGTACCGACGATCTACTTAAAATCAGACAGAAGATGCAGGCGAACGATATTAAGGATCGCCTTGAACGTAAGTATCAACCTAAAGGTTATTCGGTAGAACTGAAACCGGAGAAGGCCATTCCTGAAACTATCTATGGGGAAATCAGCGACGTTTCAATTCAGCGGTTCATGGACAAGGCCCTGCAGAAGGTAGAGGCAAGGGGAGAAATCACCGGAGAAGATGCGGAGACGCTCAGGGATTCACTCTTAGAAGTCCTTTCAGACCAATTAAAGGTAAGGGGATTCGGTGAACGGATGGTGGGCCGGATCAGGAACGAGAAGGGCGATGTCATAGGTGGATACAAGACAGAAAACGGGAAGGAATTAATAGCCAACTATATCAACGGCATGGCAGGTTTTCTCACCAAACAGAAGGCCGCCTATGATTTTATGCAACTTTTAAAGGAAATTCCGATTACAGGGGAAACAGCACAGACAGAACTTTACGATTACGCCAAGACCTACATTCGGGATATGCTCAGGAACTCCACAACGGCTGACCGTCTATCCAGTTGGGGATCGAGTATGATGTTCGGATGGTACATTACGGGAAGGGTTGCAGCCGGTGCTATAAATGCCACTCAGAGTTTTACCACCACGATACCGGGGATCTCACGGGAGTCCGGCAAGAATCCAGAGGCCATTGTCGCCAAGGCTGGAAAGGACGTGGCTTTTAGTAGATTATCCAAAGAAGAAAAGGCCATGTTGGACCATCTCATTTCAAGGGGAGATACATCGGCAAAGTACGTCAAGGAACAGATTGGGGTTATCACTAATAGTCCTATCGGTAACTTTTACCAGAAAGCCCTTGAAATCCTTTCCCTTCCTTTTAGTGCGGTAGAAATATTTAACCGTAAAACCGCCGCTCTTTCCATGTACCGTGTGGCAAGGAGGGAACAGGGGTTATCTCACGAAGAGGCTACCCAGAAGGCTCAGGATTTCATTTTACAGACCCAATTTGCCTACGGTAAGGCCAATGCCCCTGAACTGATGCGAAGTGGAGGGACTATCGGCGGTGTTGCAAGGGCTTTTTACACCTTCCGATCATTCAACCACAACTTCATTATCGGTCTGGTCAAGGCACTCGGTACTGATGCGGAAGGGAAGCGACATATCGCTGTATTCGGAAGGTCTCTTGCCTATGTCGCCCTATTCGGTGGTCTAACTGCCCTGCCTTTTATAGATGACCTATTAGATCAACTTGAGAAAGTAACGGGTGTACCATTCAGGACGAAGATGCGTAAGTCACTTAAGGGCACAGGCGGGGAGATTTTAGAGAAGTTTGGCATGACCGGCCTCCCGGCACTTATCGGTTACGACCTGTCAGGATCTCTCCGAATAGGACTCCCTAAAGCGTCTTTAAAGGGCATGGAAGAGAATATCTATGGTGTCTATGGGGGGATGATAACTAAGGCAGATAACGCTATTGCAGCCCTCTCAAGAGGGGATTATTTAAGGGCTATAGAATCCGCTGCCCCTCTCGGTCTGGAAAACGTGATGAAGGCCAGAAGGATGGCTACCGAAGGCATGACCACGCCAAGGGGTAAACTCATCTATGACGAACAAGGAAAGCCCGTTACCCTCACGACCGGAGAAGCCATAGGTCAGACATTAGGTTTCAGACCGGAAAGAACCTCCTCGTTGGCACAGGAGAAGAGGGTTGAAAGCAATGTCGATCTTCACTATCGGGACAAGAGGGATAGTCTGTATTCTCGTTATCGGATGGCAAAAACCGTAGAGGACAGGCAAAAAATCCTAAAGGAAGTACAACGATACAACGTTGAAGTGATGAAGTACAAAGGAGCAATACCCCGTATCACAGCGGAAAGTCTAAGGAAATCGTTTGTCCCTAAACAGAAAACATCTGAACGAAGATGGTTTAATGCACTGCAAGAATGACAATAGGGGGCTATTGAGAAACAAAATATAGGAGTATAATTAAGGGGTAGGAAGATGACAGAGAATGGTGAGTTTAAGGGACGAGTAGGAGCAGAAATTGACCACCTGGGCGAATCAGACAAGATCATTTACCGGAAGTTGGAACAGATCGAGGAGAAGGTTGATCAGAAATTCTCATCTATATTCAGGATTATTTATGTCTGGAACGGAAGCCTGACCGTTGGGGGCATGGTAGGAGCATACTTAGCAATCAAATTCATAGACCATTTATGTGGGAGATAGGGAGGTAATATGAAGAAGGAACTTTATAAGTTACTGAAAGATGGTGCAATTTTATACCAATGGGAAGTGTCCATTCCCGAAGCCTCTGATTTCGGGAGTCCGATACCTCCTGTCCCCCCTCCTGTGCCTATACCACCTACGCCTCCTCCTCCCACGGGCAATTGGGGAGCTGTCCTGGCCACGGGGTGTAAATTAAATACTAAAAACACCTATATCGGGTACGGCTACCATGAAAGGGGATCTCCGGGAGCTATTGGTGTGGGGGCAAGTGGAATAATCTATTTCATCCTTGACCCAAATGCCTACACTGGCTTGGACTATACGGGTCGGACAATTGCTTTCCGTGCGGTGGATTACGATCAGTCCAATACAGGAACGGTGGCAGACAAAAAGACCAAAGTACGGTTGATCACTGTGGATCGGAATGGAAACGAAATATCAGCGCAACCTCTGTCGGGTGAGAATAATCAATTTGCAGGGGCGATCTACTACACCGGACCAAGCAAAATTTACATCATCGAGGTGAAACAGGGCGATTTAAGGGGGGCTAACATCTCCTCTTGGTGGCCGTAGAATCAAACAAAAGGAGGGTAGGACCGTGAAAAAGCAAATGGTTGTTATTTTAATAAGTATTGTGTTGGCGGTGTCCTTGGCGTATGGGGAAGATAAAAAGGTTCCTGTCTGCAAGAGTAAGTACGCCTTTCCCGCCAATTGTACGGCCTGCCATATTCCTCCTTATGGGGCGGTAGGTTATCCTCTTCCTTCAGGAGTTACAGTTACAGGTTCGGTTGCAAGTTTATATATTGAGCATATAGATTTCCAACGGTTACGAGATTTATTGCTTATACTTCAACCCTATCAGACTAAGAAATTATCAATCGATATCTTCTCTTTTGGTGGATCTCTCTTCGATGCTATGGCAATGGTGGCATTATTGAGAGAAGAAGAGAAGGCGGGAAAGGTCATTGAAATTAAGGCAAGGGGTTTGATTGCCTCTGCTGGTCTAATCGTCATGTTGGCTGGCACTAAGGATGCAAGGTATATCGATAAGGATGCCCTGGTAATGTTTCACGAACTCCAAAGTTACAAGTTTTTCGCCATAGAGACACCTTCGGGTAAAGAACAGGAGGCAGAAATTTACCGGACTATCCAGAATACGGTCAACAATTACATCGTCTCAAGATCAAAGATCACAATGGAAGAATTATGTTCCAAGATCAAGAATAAGGAATTTTGGCTCAAACCAGAAGATGCCGTTAAATACGGATTTGCGGATAAGGTTATGAAATGACCTAATTTAAGGTGTCAAACTTCAATTGAATTGATGATAAACTATCAAATAGGGTAACAAATGACCTACAACAACCTTCTTGACCAATGTATCGCTATATCAGGGTGGATACGGAAGGGCAAGGCATATTACGGTAAGGGGCGTATAAGAGACGGTAAACATTCCCTCGATAAAGCCCTTGCCATCATAGACCCTATTATCACTGAGTTACAGAAACGACCGGAGATACAGGAACAGGACGTGTGGACAGATGTGTAGTGGGGGATGATGAGTAACATAGAACTCTTCAACGAAGATTGCATGATCGGGATGAAACGCTATCCCGACAAGCACTTCGACCTTGCCATTGTTGACCCGCCGTATGGGATTGGGGAAAGTCGAAACGTGCGTGGAGGAACGCAATTCGGGAAAGCTGTCGCACCGTCTAAAAATTATGGTTCTAAGGATTGGGATAAAGCAGCACCAAGTAAGGATTATTTCTTAGAACTAAATAGAGTAAGCAAAAATCAAATCATCTGGGGTGCAAATCATTTTGCAGAAAGAATATCCAAGGGGTCTCCATGTTGGGTTGTATGGGACAAGATTACCGGAACAAATGGATACGCAGACTGTGAATTGGCATACACATCATTCCCAACAGCTGTTCGACAATTTAGGTTTCAATGGGCCGGTATGTTGCAAGGAAATATGGCTCACAAAGAAATACGTATCCACCCCACCCAGAAGCCCGTAGCCCTCTACAAATGGCTCCTCAAAAACTATGCCAAAGAAGGCGACAAGATCCTTGACACCCACCTTGGAAGCGGCTCAATCGCCATTGCTTGTCATGATATGGGATTTGATCTGGTAGGATTTGAGATTGACAAGGATTATTTCGATGGGGCGGTTAAAAGGCTGGAAGATCATAAGAGACAGGGGATTTTAGACTTTACTCACGATAGGGGGCCATCCAAAAGGGTTAGTCCTGCGGTAATGCCCTCCTTACAGGAGCCTTTATGACCCGTTTTCTTGAAATCTGCTACCGGATAAAATGAGTCTGATTAAAAAGATTTTGGATGGAGAATTTTTATGTGTAGATACAAAAGACGAGACCCTTCGTCTTGGGTGTTGTGACTGCGGACTTACCCACGACTTCATAATCAAAATTAGGGGAACTAAGGTCTTTATAAGAATATTAAAAAATCGGAGATGCACATCAGCTAAAAGAAGATTTTCAAGATGGAAAGGGGAGAGAACCAATGATCCGTAGATTCCTTGAAATCTGCTACCGTATGGTGTGGAGGAATAAATGAAAAAGGTAAAACATCAGGTGTCTCAGTGGATAGCCAATCGTTTAAAATGGCCACTGATAGCCTTAGCCCTATTTGGTCTGATGGTTCAGATACCATATTTAAGCAATACTCCGAAGATAGTTGCTTTCAAGATCGTCCTCATATCCACGGGGTTCATCCTCGCCTTCGTATTCGTTAGGGGAGCTTTCCCATATATCCACCTATCCGATTGGTTTGCAGATGATAGAAAGAATGAGATTCCAGATGCTCTGAAAGCCCTTGGGGCATGTATTCTGGTTGGACTCGTAATGTATGCCTGTATTATGGGATTGGTAGCTGGTCTTTAAGAAACATATGGATATAAACCAAAACCATAAGGATATTTCTGTTCTATATACACAAGGATATTCCATTCGAGATATCTCACAGCAATATCCATTTAGCACGGTAAAGGTCCGTGCCATAATTAGGGCAATGGGCATACCCATCCGGCAAAAATCTGAATCTATGAAATTACATTATTCAATTTTTCCTAAAAGTACATTAAAACTAAAAACACCGATAAAACAATTATGGGATGAATATCAAAATGGAGAATCCCTTGTGACTTTAGGACAAAAATATAACATTGATTCTTCCACAATTGGAGAAAAATTTAGAAGGTGGGGATTCCCATTAAGAACACATCTGGAATCTATATACGTAAGCCAAGCACAGGGAAGAAAACCATACAAAAGAGACAAGATTAAGGGACCGGGTGGTTATGTTATGGTTTTGCAAGAAGGACATCCGAGAGCAAATCGGGATGGTTATGTAAGAGAACATATCTTGATTTGGGAAAAAGTACATGGGAGATCAGTTCCAAAGGGACACCACATCCATCATTTTAACGGTGTTAAGGACGATAATAGACCAGAAAATTTAATGGCTATGAGCCAAAAGGATCATCATTCACAACCAAGACCATACCAAAAAAGAATAAAGGAACTTGAGCAGGAGATAGCACGATTAAAACAATTAAATATGCAATTTTGATTATCATTCTACTAAGTTCCACTTCGGCATACAGTGAAATTCCGCGATTAGCCTATAAAATCAAACCCCTTTTAATTAAGGAAGTTAGGTTCTGGTGGTCTTTTGACGAACCAATTACCACATTTGCAGCACAGATTCACGCCGAGTCAAATTGGGATCAATTTGCTACATCGCCAGTGGGAGCGCAAGGACTTGCCCAATTTATGCCAAAAACCGCTGATTGGATCAGCGGATTATACCCAGAACTGAAAGAAAATGCTCCCTATAGTGTTTCTTGGAGCGTCAGGGGGCTTGTGATATATGACAAATGGTGTTATGTTAGAATTAACAGCATGGAGAAGTGGCCTATGACCTTATCAGCGTATAACGGAGGGTTAACCTGGTTGAACCGTGACAGAGAACTAACAGGACAGAAACAGGACAATCCCGACCTCTGGTTCGGTCATGTGGAGAAACATTCAAAAAGGTCAGTTTCAGCATTTGCTGAAAACCGTTCCTACGTGAAAAATATTCTTTGTAAATTATTATTAGTCTATAGGCGGGCGGGCTTTTAAATATTCAGAAGAAAATTGTGGGCATTGGTGGAAATTGATACCGGAAGAGATTGGGTATGTGGTGCAGTATGGAGAGGCTACTGTTAAATGAGGGGTGGCGAAAGCCTACATAATAAAAAAGGGGAACTAACAGCCATATGCCCAATATGTCAAAATTAATCTCAAAAGGAGGACTAACATGGCACAGTTTTGGTTCGGTATACTGATTGGTGTAGTCGGTACGGTAATAGCAGTCTGGGCATGGAAGAAGTACGTAACGAAGGTTGCGTAACGCAAGGAGCGTAATATGGTTGATCCCGTAAAGTACATCATTGTTGACAGGTCAGATGGTTTGGGAACTTCAGTGCAGGTATTTAGCACCAAGGAGAAAATGATTGAAGCTATAGGTTTCTTCTCTCCTTACAAGGATCTTAAGGATGTAGACGTGTATGAGATTTCTGGGAAAATCAAATTAAAAAAACAACCATCTATATTTTGGCCGAGGAGACCTAAATGCCTGATCCCGTAAATCCCGTACCTGATACTACCTATACAGGTGCTGACGTTGCACAGTTTGCACCCGTACCCGACCCCATCCCCCCTGTTGCAATTCCTATACCTTTCTTTACAAGTGTCAAGGAAATGATACTCAAGGTACTGAAAAACTGGTGGGTATGGATAATCCTTGCCCTGTTTGTCCTGCTCGGTCTATCGGAATGTCGGAGTAGATCGATTCAAAACAAGTGGCAAAAGGCTATTGAATCCGAGATCAAGAAACAAACCTCTCAGGTAATAAAAGACCAGCAGGACAGGCAGGACATTTATGAGAAGGATTTAAGGACTGTTCAGAACAAGTTGAAGGCACTGGACAAGGCAAGCAAGGTAATCGATTCAAAACTTTCCAAGACAGGAGATTTGCTAAGTGAAATTCGCAACAAGAAAATGTCTGATTCTGATATTGACCGTCGCCTTAATGAGTTGTTCGGTCCAAGCAATAGCATGGGACCGTCTCGATCAGGATCAGGTAATACTTTCTAACAAAGAAATAGCCGATCTCCTGAAGGCCGAAGCCGAAAGAAACGTCTTCATCGAACGGGATAAACTCCTGAATGAGAAGATAGATATCCTTAACCAGAAACTTGCCCTAAAGGATATGGAGATTGCCCTTGAGAGGAAGAGGGCTGACTTTGCAGAGGAGCAGACCAGGAAGGTCATGAAGATAGGTGAATATCAGTCTAAACAGTATCAGGAGTTGCTCAAGGTATCCAAGGGGTCAACCTTAAAGGATGGCCTCATGTATGGCATCGTAGGGGTTGCCATAGGGGTGATTCTGAGGGGGATTAGCTGGTAATGGACAAGGAAATAACCCTGAAAGACATTGAGGATGATTACGAGGCATTCTGTTCCTTTGATCGGCATGATGAAAGGATAGGATGGCTGATTCAAGAGGTAAAAATTCTTGAAGAGCAAATTGAATCCATTAAAGATATGAGTTGGGATGCAAAATGGCAAGAGTAATTCGCACAAGGAGGGATGACCTATCTTTCAATCGTTACCTTATAGAGTAAACTTCAAAAGTATCGATGAAACTCTTACTATAAAATTTGTCTCGGATGTTCATCATGCTCAAGACGCTTCGGACGAGGATCTTCTGCTTGAGGATTTATCAACACAGCCTCCTAATACCATATTCTTGGGGGTAGGGGATGAACTTGATTCAATCCCTCGCTCAGACCAGAAACGTCACAAGATGGAAGATTTGAAGGACCGTTTTCTTGACAAAAAGGTCTATCCCCGCATGATAGAGGCAGAGGCCGAGGACTATGCAAGAATAGTATCGACTTGCACTAAACCAGAACAGTGGTTAGGGCACATTTCCGGCAACCATCCCCTTGCCATGACTCAACATAATTACGACCCGACCCAGTATATGTGTGGTCTTCTGAAACATACATTCCTTGGATATTCGGCTTTCATTCCTATGCAAATCACCTACTCTAAAAATCACACCATTCCATTGATGATTATGGCCCATCATGGATTTGGAGGGGCAAATGCGAGAAAAGAAGGAGGGGATGTAAACGCTTATATCGATCATGCTATGAGATATGAGGGCTGGGATATCGCTGTCTATGGGCATAGACACAAGAAATTCTCCGTTCCCGTGCTCAGGATCAAGCCTCAAGAGGGTGGAAGCCACGGTAAACCTGCATGGGTGAGGGAAGTGGAAAAAAGAGTATGTGAAAGCGGGACATACCTTAAAACACTTGCTCAAGGAACTATGCCGACATATGCGGAAAAGTTTGGATATTATCCGAGGCCCCTGGGTTGCCTCTCATTAGAAATCGGGTTGAAACGTCACAGGGACGGAGGGAAGGATAATTATACCCTTCGATTTGTATCGGCAAATGTGTGAGGTTCAATGACCGAAGAAGAGTTGAAACGGAAACTGGACAATCTTCAACGTGGTATAGATAGTCTTAAAAACGATAGGGGACATTTGTTTATTATCATAGCACTCCTCATTTTACTATTGAGAGGTTGTTCATAATGTTCAAATCTAAATGCTGCAAAGCCGACGTTATATGGGTTATGTCTCCTGACTTTCCAGGGGATGATCCTAAAAAGATGAAGATAGGGACGTGTTGGCTTCAATGTGAGAAGTGCGGGAAGAATTGTGATGCAGATATTGACCCGTCCCTTGTCCCGAACAGTGAAGTTCCCATCCGAGAGGCGCAACAGGAAGAGGATCCTAAGTGGATACTCACAATCGAGGCCGTCCAGAATGGGTATCACCTCATAGGAACGGATTTAGACATTGTGATTGAAAAGAATGAAGAAGATCCCCTTAAAGGAGATGAGGTCTTACTTTTTGAAGTTATGGAATATTTCAACTTTGGCGGTTCAAAGCATGACGCCCAGCGTATCCGCATAATCAGGGAAAAACAGAAGAAATGCAAAACTACCGTATCCTAAAGGTAGATTGTTGCTCAAATTGCCGATGGGCTAAATGGGATTGGGACGGTGTAATTGAGTGTCTGCAATCGAAGATTATAGAAGTGGTTGAACAGAATACTACCTATTTGAAACTTGAAACGGTTCCCAGCTTATTAGGGGTATGTGACCTGCATGAAAGGAAAAATTAATGGAAGAACCCAAACGAGAATTTCGGTATGGTAAATGGATATGGGAAACCCCGGCAATGGATATGCTCAGAAAAGAACATTGTATGTGCCTCCATTGTTTGAATCTAAAGATCATACCACATGGTGCTTCAGATAATTGTCCTATGGCAGATGCATTTTATGAAATATGCAAAAACCACGGGAATACTTTCATTATGACCCGCTGTGAAAACTGGAAGGGAATAGATTAGCGAGACGGAGCATAAATGTTTATCTACCGGAAGAAAATCACCGAGACTGACTATCCTTCAAAGATCATCTGTGATCGGTGCAAAACGGAATTTGATTATAAGACCGATATACTTGAGATTCAGGAGTTTCATCATATACGGTTAGAATGCGGGTATGGGTCCATATTCGGGGATGAATCCGAAATAGACTGTGACCTGTGCCAACGCTGTCTGCATGTATTAATAGAAGATTTTTGTAGGAGAGTATGAAAAAGAAAGAAGATAAACTCCCGACCCTCGAAGACATCCTGGAAGATTTAGACTACATTTGGGAGAGGCTTACAGAGATTGAGGACCGGTGCGACAAGGAGTATGGACAACCTGTTTATACCGAGAAGATGGGCCATGCATGAAATCTCCTAACTGCAAAAAGGGATACAAGGTGGTCCATATTGAGTGGATGGACGCTTGCACCTACACGGAAAGGAAGTTACCAGACTTCAAACCTCAACTCTTGAAGGCCGAAACATGGGGTGTGCTTATTTCTGAGGATAAGGAAAAGACCGTTATATTGCAGAATCTATTTCACAATGAACCAGAATCACAACTTGACGGAATGATTGTTATTCCTACCCAATCAATCACCAAGAAGGAAATTCTAAAGTAAATGACAAATGAAGATCCTCTTACTATGTCTATTCATCCTGGTTGCAAGGTTTGTGGAGGTGTATCTTGTACGGATGGGGACGTACTCTACAATTATCAAGAACGAGAAATGGGCTACCATGCTGGACTTTCTCGACGAATCGTTGGGACTCCTTCTCATTGTCATACTTGTGGTGGACCGCTTTTATCTACCGTTTTCCCTTTGTTATATTGCGGGAAGTGTATTTGCTACTTTTGCGGTAGCGAAAAGATGGCCTCCATTCCTTTGGGAAATGATGAAGAAGAGAAAACGAATTTACCGGAAGAAGGTGAATTTTAGCACGGCATAGGCCTACAACTAAGGACTGGAGCAAGTCAGACAAGCAGATGGTTTACCATCACCCTTAGTTGGATGGCCCCTGTTCACTATGTGTTCACGCCGACAGTGAACAAGCCATTCCAGTGAACACGCCACTCTGCTGAACACTACTCCATGCCTTATGGTATCGGACAAGGCTTCTGATCCCGTGAGCCGGTATAATCACGGGGTATATTTTGTATGACTTAGGTAGGCTGTACAGGTTACAAACGACACACAAAATGGAGATTACTTGAAGATTTATATCGCTGCACCGTATTCTATGGGGGATACTGAAACAAATGTTCAGGTGGCTATTCATTACGGGGATTGTGTTGCGAGAAGAGGTCATATCCCGTTTATCCCTCATTTAAACCATTTATGGCATGAAGTCTATCCTCATCCTTGGGAATGGTGGATGAATTGGTGTCTGGAATGGCTACCAGATTGTGATGCAGTATTGAGAGTACCAGGAGAGAGCAAGGGGGCAGACAGAGAAGTTAACTTAGCTCAAAACTTAGGAATGGATGTCTACTACAGCATGGAGGATATACCGGATGTCATCTGACAAAGTACCGATAGTGGCCTGTGAAAATAAGGATCAAGCCCAAGCACTGGCAAATTTTTTATATAATGAGAAGGAGCGTCACATGGACGATGTGATGAAGATTATCCTGGACCTTCTGGAGATCAAACAGAAGTGGGGGATCGAGCCGTCAAATGAAAGGAAATTCGTTATACCTTAGAGAAGCGAGTGTCTTGACAAGCTAAAGATGCAGGTGCATGAGGGCAGGCATCTTTCTCCTTCCTTCCCTGAATATATCCCCATCTCGCAAATCGGTAATGTTTTTGGTCCTCGCTGAAGATGTTAGGAACCTCTTTATTCCAGATCACATCAAACTCTGCAATCCACTTCCATAGTTGTGAGATCATATCATCTCCAATTATCTGTTTCTATTAACACACCACGTAAAAGCCAGAGAAAATAAACCAGCCACAATCCACCAAAGATGATTGCCAGTTTCTTCTCGATGAGCTTCCAAAGAGTTTCATCAGATGGTGTAATTGTCTGACCAAATTCCTCTTCGATTTCCTTCATGTGCCTCTCAATCCCCTCCTCCAACTCCTTAACCCTCGTCTCCAGTTTAGGATTCACCTTCTGAAATTCTTCGATCACTTTCCTGTATCCATTTTCTTTGGACTCCAGCTCCTTGATCCTGCCTTCTAACTTCTCCCTAATTCTGGCAACTACTTCCCAAGGAGGTTCAAGTCGATCATCTGGTCTATCTTTTGCGGGTATGGGATCGCAGAGAAGTATCTCTCTGATTAGTTTCTGGTAGTCTTCTTCCTTCTTTTCTTGTTCCTTCCCCATCTCCTCCTGCCTCTTTTGGCAACCTTGGAGATAAGCACATTTTGCATCAAACTTGTGTGATTCATTGAGAATGCAACCTTGAGTTTTCCAAAAATCCTTAAACTCCTTTTCCCACTTATCCTCATCTTTCTCCATCATCTTACCTTACCTCCAATCAATTCAAATGCCTTCTTTTCCCATTCATGTGCGGCGTATATATTATCATGAGCCATCCACGCCAATGGACCAGATTCGGAGATTAGGTCAATCAACTTCTCAATCTCCTCCTGTCTCTCCTTGGCCTCATCCTGGTGGCCTTGGAGATAGCCTTTTATGAAAGCGTCCTGGGTTAAGGTATTCAGATAATGATCTGGTGCTAATTCCTTAGCCTTTTCCATCCACTTCTCCTCATTTTTCATTTAACCTCCTTCTTAATCGTGCCACTAACGACCCCCATCCCAGAGGCATGGGCCATTTCTCACCGATGAAGTTTAGGAGTATGTTGAGTTCCTCCTCCCTCTTTTTACAGCCCTGGAGATAGCCCTTTACATAATCAGGTGAAGCATACGGATTAATTTCAGACTTCCACTTCTCCTCAATCTCTTTCTCTCCCTTTCCCTTTCCACTCGTATCAGTGATGGTAATAGTGTTTTCCTCCACCTGCTTCCATTCATTTATTACTTTCATCTTCTCCTCCTTTATGTAATCTTGTTGGTGGATGCCACATTAAATCTAATATCCTTTTACGTTCTGGAGTAAAGCATTTATCACAAATAAACTCATCTTCTGGTGGTTCAGTCATCTCGTATGTTCCCCACGGAGCATATACATAACCATCACGCATAAAACATCTACAGTAGGAACATCGCAATGGAGACATCTTCTCCTCCTTCACTCACAGAGTTTCCCTTCTGCACAACCAAAACAGCCTCCCTCTGGGATCTTCGTTCCATCCCCACACTTGTTGGTTGTCTCTAACTTCTCTGTTCGCTCCCAGTAAGGATCGTTCTCATACTCCCAAGCCTGATCGTCTTCAACATCCTTATACGTATCATCCTTATAGTGTATTCTTTTCATTTTGATACCTCCTCAAAATCTTCCCAAAGAGATTTGAACTTGATATAATTCTCAAGTTTGCCTACTCTTTGCTTCAACTCCCAGTTCTCTCTGTTGAGCCTATCTGCTTCTTTATTTATCAACTCCCATTCATACCCCTTCACTCCCTCCTCCTCCTCAATCTCTTTCTCCATCTTCTCCTCCTTAATAACACATAGGTAAATCCCCTTTCAACAATTCACCCCCACAGATAACCGTATCAGCCCCTCCCCAGTAGATATAGAGAGCATCACCACCAGGATCAATAATGGCATTACTGAAACAAACCACTGGCACTTCCCCAATTATCTCATATTTTTCTGTCGGCCATAGGATAAAGGATGGATGGATATATTCAATCTTTGTGGGATCTTGCAAATTCAAAACCATAAATCCCAGACTGTAAACCCGATTGAACATATTTTCTCCTTGGCCGTGAACGATATGAGTGATAACTAACCAACCTTTGGGAGTTTTAATCGGAGGGCCGGCCAAACCAATCTTGTCAGGAAGATTTCCGGTGTTAGGACTGCGATACCAATCATTTTTTCTTGTTAGAATTTGAGTGTTTTGCCACCCGCTTTTTAGCGTTAAAGCTTGTGTTCGTGAAATCCAAATATCTGGTGCTTTGCGGTGAAGTAAATAAACCCAACCTCCAATCGGCTCAGGGAAAATTGAGGCGTCTTTGTCCTCTTGATTAAACGAAATGCCAACCCATTCCCATTCAAGGAAATTCTTTGTTCTCCAGATGCCCACTCTTCCACCCGCGTGCGAACAAGCAGTAGCGAAAATATATTTCCAACCATTCCATTTCACTATTCGCGGGTCTTCAATTCCCCGCGTGCAGTGGTCGTTCATGCTGGATTTCAAAACTGGTTCACTTAGCACATACCACTTTGTTCCCTCAACACTGAGGGCCAATCCGAGGTCAGACATCGACTGGTCGTCTGTCCAAGCAGCCCTGAAAAGCATTTTGTATAAGCCGTCATCGTCAATTATAACCCCGCAATTGAATACGCATTTATTCATCCAATTGCTGTTCGGATTCGGGATTATTAAAGGATTATTTTTAAATCTTACAATCGATATTTCTTTTTGAGCCACTTATCCTATCCTCCTTTTAACTATTTTCTCCTGCGCTTCTGTGAGTGTCCCTCCCCAACCCGAAAAACAACTTAATACTTCAACTCCTGCTGATTCCACAGCCTGTATCGCAGCCAAACGAGGAGGCCAATCTGGGAGTTTTGCATCCCCCGAAACCACGATCCTGCATTGCCATACTTTGTATTTGCTCATGGTTATCTCCATTTATGGTTATGTTGCCCTATCATTCCAGTCCGCAATGGCCCTTTCGCCATATCCTGGCGCATACCATGCAACAATCTTTGGTTGCACCTTGCATTGTAGGTTTATACACTTCACCTTCCCTGCTTTTAGGCGGGGTTGCTGTCCACAAAACGGACAACATAACAAATCGCCTTTAAATAGAATTGGTCGCTCTTTCATTTCCCCTCCAAGTTGTCCAGAATGTGAAGGTTAGGGGTTCATTAATTGCGATAAGCAGCCGGTCTACTCCATTTCCTTCCTAAGTCACGCCAGTCTTTCGGATATTGTATTTTTTCTCTTGGCTGATATAGTTGGGCAAATGGTAGAAATCCAAGGGTATAAACCTTTTGAAGTCGTTTTTCTGCTTCTTCAATCGTTTCTTCCCGGCCTATCATTACGAAACATCTTTTTTTCTCAATTGAAATCCCATTTAGAAGATTTGCCACTCTCTCAAGTGGTTTGATAGCTTCAACCGTGTCACAGGCAAAAAACATTTCGGATACCCGAATTGAATCAAATAGCGATTTGTGCCAAGGTTGGAATAGGGTAGCATCGAGGCCACCTTTAAACTGAGCAGCTTTAGTTTGTTCGCTTAACATGAGAAAAACACCGGCAAGGTGAGATCGAGAGCAGGCAAGCAAGTTATTGTCGATAACGATATAGCCCTGCTTGATTTCTAATTCTCTAAGTTTCCCTTCTCTTTGTGGTACAAAGCACCATTCGCATTTCTTAGGACATCCCCTTGAGGTTTCAACAACTCCATCCTTCACAAACATTCCTGGTTCAAATTCCCCACCTGGATCATCGAGGGCTGGCCCTCCAATGGTTATATTCTGGTAATATTGAGACCATGCCCGGAGAAGTCTTTGGCCTTCAGGAATGTCCCAAGTAAAAGTGACAGACACACAAATTGGCATCTGTGCAGGTCTGAAAAGTGGAGGGTCGCCAATAAATACTAATTCATCTTCTGGTGTCCACTTAGTCTTGCGTGGGAATACTCTTATTGTGTCCATTATGTGAACCTGTTTAAATAATTGATTCTTCAATAAGTAGCCCCTGTATTTAACCATGATACAGTATAAGTAGAAGTTGAGGAAGTATCTACCGATATAATGGTATAGGTAGTAAGGGTAGACGTAATATAAATCGTAGGTCCATTTCTTTGACCCCACTTGTCGTCCGTAATTATTCCTTTCTTTACCACTCGACAATGTTCGTGCCCACAGTTAGGGCATTCCAAAACATGATTTCCGTCAATGGATAAATCGAGATTAAATTGAACGTACTTATCGCAAGTATGACAATGGAGTTCTTGTCTCTCGATCATCTACTATTCCTCCATGAAAATGTGTCCAGAATGCGAAGGTTAGGGGTTTAGTTTCCCTTTCTCCTAAGTTCCATTACTTCCTTATGGATTGGGCAGAAATCTTCTCGTTTTCCCTCACCACGAGAAAGATTTGTCAAGGTCATGGTATCTGCCGCCACTCCTGGCCGTCGATGAGATAACCGGAGTATTTGTGGCCCACTTTCAACATTACCGCTTCGCATTCTGGACATTCATGATTGTCATCGTGACCATTCCAAGGGGTAGTTTCTGGATACCAGTTACCCTCTATGTCAAGGGTCCCCCAAGGGATTTTTGGATGTGGTTTTCTCCAATGGCTTCTCGGAATCCACTCCCCCCAACTTTTAAAGAAAAACGGCACCCCGGCTGCTTGGCATTGACCTTTTATACTTCTTACCCAATCGGGATGCATGGGCCTTGCCTTCGGGGATGTCTCGCCCCCCAACACTATCCAGTCAGGGGAGTCTCTCCATCGAGAGCCTACCTTCAACGCCCATTTTCCTTCGTCAAATTCGTAAAGACCGAACAGCACTGAGAGATCCACCTGCCCCAACATCGGCTCCACACTCACCCACCTATGCGCTGCCGGGATTTGAAGGAGGATCGGTATCCGCTCGTCTGCAGTCGGCTGGTTCTCGACGGAGACGCCGAGCCATTGGTTATTTCTCCAATAAGGGCCACGCTCGTTATATTTTTTGGGTCCAAGCCAATCATACCCATACTTTCGTACAAGACCTGGAAAATTCGGATGTGACAGTAAACGGAAGGCTCGATCTGGTCTTTTTGTCAGGAGAAAAAAGGTATGCTGGAAGGCGGATTCCATGATCGTAAAGGTTTTAATTATGAATTCTTCGGGAACAGTTTCATGAAACAGATCCCCCATCAACTGCACTCCAATCCTGGAAGGCTTCCTGAGATGAAGAGGGGCTTCGAGTTCTTTCAGGTCGAGTACAAATGGACCTCCCGAATAAGCATCTCGACGTTTTTGGGAAATATTTGGGTTATTGGCCAGCCTCTTCGCCATGGCCAAATGCCAACAATGAGCACAGCCCGCACTGACAGGAGTACATCTCATGGCGATTGGATTCCATGTCCAGTCAAGATAATCGATCGAGGTCTTGTTCATCTCCCCTTCTCCTTAAACATTGTTTGAGTATCTTGATCTTTTTCCAGAAGAGACAAGAGATGAATTTCTATCTCGCTCAAATCTTCAGGAGATTCAGTCGCTAATAATATTCTAAACAGTTTCCTTTTAGCCCGTTTCAGTTGATCCTTTTCCCAAGGTGCCATATCACCTCCCCTTCTCCTTAAAGGTAGGGCAGACAGGGGCTATCTCACGAAACCTATAGGATTGGGCCTCCATGAGACCCCTTCGACAAGAAACGCCCCTGTCATGCCCATTTACACCATCTTCTTCAAAACCCTATGTAAGCTGTGTAACTTCAATGTGCAAAGAAACGCCTCCCATGCTTCGGGGCATTGATCCCAATAATGATGGGTATAGGCTGCCTTCTCTTTGTCAATCTTCAAAAGGTGCATCCCCTGAAGTGGTTCTGAGGGAAAATTAAAATTCCAGTTTCGGCGGTAACTCTCAATCTGAATCAAATAGTCCTCGTAAATCCCCGCAGCAAGTTTCCAGTCGAAAAGGGAGAGCTTATTATTAATCCAAGCCACACAATCAAGGGTAGAGCCGTACCAGAATTCCTTGTGAATCAGGCTTGTCTCTGTTTTGTGAACCTTAAATTTTACATTGTCCTTCCATTCAAAATAATTGAGCAATCCCGTTTCGGCAGGGGCAATCAATTCTTTAGGATATTGCGATAGGTCTGGTTCAATGCCCTTGAGGTCGCATTCAATCATCTTGTGCAGGATCGTTCCAGAGGTCATGGGAGCTTCACCCTTTTCCTTAACCTCCGAGTTCAGATTATTCCTGAGCCTCATTACATCATCGTCACTAACCTTAATCCCAAGTTCCTCAAGTTCACGTCTGAATAAGTTGATTGATACTTCTTTGACTTGGTTCTCCTTCCAAATCAGCAAGGGTTGTTTGCTCCACCCTAAGTTACCGCCCAAAATCGTCGTGCTACCTGAAATCGTTTCACCTTGTGGGTTTTTCCCATATCGTACCAGTGCCATTATTGTTCCTCCGCCCCTTCTGGTGGTTGATCAGCATTGGACAAGGACTTTAATTCTTTTCCAAATTTATCCTTGTCCTCAAATTCAACCTTAAACCTAAAACCTGTCTCCTTGTTTTTAGAAGCGAACTCGGCCAGTTTTATATCAAAGGTATAATACTCTTCTCCTTCGTTCTCCCCCCTAATAATGTACCGGGGATTCTTCATCGGAGTACCGTCTTTTTTCTTATCTTGTTTGGTAACGGTCTTAATCAAAATGCCTGTAGGCACTGGGGAAGATTCAGGTGGTTGCCCTTCCTGTTTTACATCTTGTTCGTGTTGAGTAATTATTTCTGCCTCAACAGGCTCATTCAACGGTGGAGCATCCTTGATCTCTTCAATGGCATATAGTCCTAAGACGATATCGGGGGCAATACGCCTCAGCCCCCTTGTTACTGCCCTCCAGAAGCACATATCACGGGGCCATTTCTCCCATCCCCCCTGGGCCTTAAAGATACCCGCTCGTTTGGCCTCTTCGATACTAAAGGATGAGGTATAAGGCTCAAACCCTTGTCGGCTGAAGGTTACGGATACTTCTTTGTCCGAGTCCGAAAGAACCTTGTAGGACACGCCTTTTTTGAGTGCCAAAGTAAGCATCATCTGTGCTGCCATGCAGATTTTACCACTAATGATGGACATGGTTTGTAAGGCAGTCATGGGGGGGATCTCCAATTCAGCCCCATACTGGACAACCGCATATGCACCAAATGAGTTTCGTACATTTGGGAAAAGTTGTGATTTGAACAATACCTCAGAAACCTTGATCAATTCATATGCTGAAGATTCAGACTTAACCAATGCTTTATTCGCTTCCATCCCTCTCTCCTTTCATTCCTTTTTGATTTCGTCCAACATGGTTCGGATGACCTTACAGCAATCATCAACGGTTTTGATCTCGGTGAGCTTGAGGACGGGATACACACATACAGAGACCTCACTAACGGACCACCGATCTATTGCATCATCAAACAGATATAGATCTCCTTCATGTAGTATCCGCTCTTCGTCCGTCTCTTCCAATATCCATTTTCTCATGGTGTCTCCTTATTTTTAAAGTCTTCGGAAGGATTAAACCAATCATCCTTAACGATATGCCCAATTTCATGGACTTTTCCATGATCTGCTTTAACCCGAATTGTTTTTCCCTTTAATGCCGACCATCTTTCTACCCCCGCAACCTCCATAACACGCCAGATAAAGCGACCGGCATATCCTGCATTAGGTTTATGGTGGCTAAATGATTTCGGCAAGTATAGGGCATAACCTCCGAACCCCTGCCCAGAACCACCATAATCCAAATAGACCCATGCTGATAGTACACCATGATCGTCATTTGTAATTTCTGCATTTTCAATAATTGCATTTTTTATCTCAATCATTTTAAATATCAACCTTTCCGGGCAGGGGCTAGTTAGGCCCCCTACCCTATCCCCTCATGGGATGTTCCGCTGATTCAGGATGTCCACAGGGTCGGGACCATGATTACTGACTTGACCTGTCTGGCTTGCATCCCGATTCCTCACCCTGGATCTCCGTGGCCTGCGGTAAGGCCGATAAAAGTTCATCGCTTCTATTTTTTATACCATGCCGGACATTCCCCACCCTGAAAATGAGTAGGTGAATCCGGTAATACTCCTCGATATCCCCCAATTTCTACCCAAAATGGAAGCGAATATTTCAATACCAATTCTTGTGAGTTGATAGGTATTCGGCAAGTTCCACGGGTATCTAATCCTATTCTTCCTTTGGGAGTTAAGGTTTCCTTGTTGACATCGAAAAACTTACATGTCCGACACTTCATCTCTTCCCCCTCTTCTTCCCATGCCCCTCCATGACTTTAATCTGCACATCCCTATCGCAAAGGGTCTGGACTAACCATCTGTTAGTCTCGTCTGCCCTCTCTAACCGTGCATTGAGTATTCTCATGTGGACAGACTCATAGTTTTTATAGTGGTAATAACACAGGGAATAACCACCCGCAAACACCATAAACACAAGGATAATAGTACATTGCAAGAGGTCAGCTTTCGAGATGACTACAGCCCTATAAAAGAAGAATTTCAATTTCGTCCATTTTAGAGAGATGTACAAAAACAGCCATTTAAACCAGTTGCGTACCTTAAAAATACAGTGGATTGCGGAGTTCATTTGGGGTTCTCCTTATTCCTTCACCGTGTATTGACCGACGAAGTGGAAGGCTTTTCCGGTGAGACGACCTTCACAGGCACCAATATCTGCTGATGCCAAAGACTTATGAGCACCCATACCCCCATCTGGATACGCATTCACCCAGCACTCAAAGGTCTTGAGGACTTTCTTCTTAGGGGTGGGTTGTGCTATCTGTCCATAACTTCTCTTTTCTTGGGTTGCCTTGACAATACAAGGCTCGGCAAGAATAAACTTCTGACCCTCAATCCGATCTGGTTCTAAGATAAGCTGGTTTTCAGAATAATTAGCTAAATAAACAATGTGGTGGGGGGTAGCTTCAACTACTTCTACAGCCTCACTCATATATGATCTATCCTCACACCCATTACCAAACCTGAACGGTCTCGTCGCAATAATCCAATCTCCTTTTTTAAACATTGGTTTCCCTCCTTTTGTCCCCCTTTTTCTTTGGCGGGTTCGGTTTGAAAGTACATCTCCCCTCTTTCAGGTCCGGGCAATCCTGGGCCAAGCAGATATCAATTTCTAAGATCGCCCAATTTTTCCGCCTCTTACACTGGAAGCGTTCTTTCATGGCTTCTTCCCCAACTTTTCAAAAACCTCTATGGCTACCTTATAATCTGGTGTGGAGAAAGCCAATCGATCATCGCACCAATCAATATCGGTCATAATTTGATATGATATCCCCGCCGAAGTAGGTACAGAGGTAAGGTAATATGCTCTCACTGGTCTGTCTGCCATCAAGAACAAAATATTATTATTATCAAGAAAAGTATGGACAACCACCCAAGCAACGCAAAGGATTCTGCCACACCCCAACGAGCCAATCTTTGTTTTAAAAGTTCTTTCATATCTACCTCCTTTGATATTATGGTTTCACCTTCAACAACGGTGCATCATCCCAGGAGAATTGAAGGCTATCTTTCACTCTGTCCTTCGTAAAGGATATCGATACCTCACAAATCTTCTTCCCCTTGACTATGGCGATTTTGGCCGAGAAAGAGAGCGTCAGGGCCTCCTCATCCGGCAAATACGAAAAGGCTTGTTCGATATCTACTCTATGCCCGTTGATTAATTTCTCAATCTTCCCCGGTATCTGGTCAAGAACTTCTTTCATTTGGCCTCCTTTCGGCGCGTTCCCTGCTCTCCATTTTTGTTGAGGACCGGAGATGCGAGCGGCCAAGGCCCCCTCAGTCCCGTTTGTAGGGCAGGGAATCTAACACTCTTGGCCTGGCGTCCTTGAGTGTCCCCTCTTCCGTCTATTGAAGTCCCTGCCCATCTACCCTCACCCTTCCGCATCGTGTTCATATCCCGAAGATCGGATTGACCCTTTATCATGGGAGCCCTGCGTACCCCGTGGGGCCTTAGACTTATGTTCTCCTAAAAGGGATAGGGTGTTCATGCTACCTCTAAATTTGATTGGGACAGGAAGTATCTTTCACTGGCTGGCTTTCGCATGGCTGGCTACTCGATGCCTTCCCGTCCCATATCGGTTCATCATAAAAATAATCACAACAACTTTCTCGTTTCCAAAGGCCACGCTTGCTAATGGTGGCGTGTTTACCTAACTGGCCTTCTAAATTAAAGACCTTCTTATTAAAGTGGCCCTTATCGCACCATGCGTTCTGGTGTTGACAGCGCATAAATATACATGACTTGCAATTTATCATATTTCACCCATTGACATTCCAAACTGGCTTGATATAATTTCTTGTTGGGGATGGCAGGTAAGAAGCGGGGTTCTCCTAATGTCCGTTACCCATACCCTCGCTTCCCCTACCGTCCCCGTTTTGTTCATGGCATCTTTTGATTGACGCTGATCTTTAAGCAATCTGTCATAGGCTTTTTTAGCCTTCTTAGCCCTCCTCATTTCGGCTAAGGTGAAGCCATAGAGCCTTCTATACTTTGATGTATGTTCCCTTACAAATTTCAGGTTACAGGAGTTGCAACAGGTTGCCATATTCTGTTCGGTATGATTGATTTTTAATCCGTCTTTATGGTGGGTCTGTTTGGTGGGCTTACCACAATAAACGCAAATGTAATTGTCTCTTTTAAGGACACGAAGGCGAACCCGTTTCATTTCTGAATGGTTGGGATATTGGGCAACACCGCCCTTCCAATTCGGGTTATTCTCCCCTCCGAAGAGTTCAAAGCGAGTTGCAGTTAAGGACAAACCTTTTTTAAATCTATTGTAATGGAAATCACAATATCCTTTTGATCTTGGTGTATTCTGACATCCTTCAACCTTGCAGTCAGTGGGATGCTCAATGCTATAAAGTGCAGGACCGTTTCGTAAAAATGCTCCGTGATGTTTACGGCAATATCCTTTAGCGAAATATGTATGTTCACACCCCTCCACCTTGCATCCTTTATTATTGGTGGTTTTGCTGGTAAAACTTTCGGGTCGCATATCGTCTATGCCACACTTGAATTTCCTGTAATAATGCATGGAGCATAAATCTTTCGCCCTGGACTCTCTTTCGCATCCTTCAATCGAACAGAGTTTCAAAGGTCTTATCCTCCTTATTTTTTTTGATCTAAAAATATTATCTCACAATGGAACCCTTTTGTCAAGATAATAATCTTTTTTTATCAAAAATAGTTGGAATAAATCTTGCATATTGTAATCAAGTGGTAAAAAATCGCCATCTTGACATTTTCCCCAAAAGGTGTATTATATAGATAAAATTTGCGGGGGAGATTGAATGAGTGATCAGTACGAGACCTTTCTTGAATCCAAGCGGAAGAAAAGCTATCGGGATTGAATTGAAAGAATCTTATTTCAAGGTCGCAGTGAACAATCTAAATTCGATTCAAAATACTCTATTTGGGTGAAGCCATGACCGACATAACCGACAAGTTACTCCTCCCGTCCGAATGGGAAGGGGTTGAGTTAATTTGCTTTAAGAAGATGCTCCTGTCCCGTAACCTGGAGAATCGGTGCGGGTGTGATAGATGTGAGAAGGAGAGGGAGCAGTTGTTAAAAAATTCTTAACCCGTGGAGAGATGCGACATGAACATCTCCGAGATCCATAAGAAGTGTTTCTGCCAATATCGAAAGAGGCGTACAGAGGTCTCGGCCTGGGAAGATGATAAACATGGGCCTGAGAACTGCTACATTTGGAAGATCCGATATTGTCCGAATTGTGGACGTGACCTAACCGAAGTACAAAAAGAGAGAGGGTAGGGGATGGGGAAAGCTCCGGCTTCACAATTCTATTGGGGTGACTTAAAGAGGGATGTTGAATATCATTTAATGTCTTTTGAGGCAAGAGGCATTTGGATAGAAATGCTTACCTCTATGTGGGATGCAAAAGAGAGAGGTAAGGTTGAAGGCACCATAGAACAATTATCAGGATTATTGGGTTGTCCAGTTGATAAATTACGCAATGCAATAAAAGAGGTCAGCGTTACAAAAACCGGGGATGTAACGGAGTGTAACGATTTAGTAACGGTTATTAATAGGAGAATGTTTAGAGAAGAAAGAGAAAGAAAATTAACACGTTGTAGGGTTCAAAAGTTTCGTAACGCTCATAATCCTGAAAGTTGTAACACTAATATAACGCCTCCTTCTTCATCTTCATCTTCATCTTCAAAGAATAAAAGATTATTGTCCGATGAGGATTTTCTAAAATCCTTAAAAGAAAAATTCCATTGGGTAAACTTTGATCAAGAGATGACGAAAATAGATGCGTGGTTCATGGTGCATACTGACAGAAAAAAGACTCGGCGATTTATTGTTAAGTGGATCAGTAAAATTGAAAAACCGATGGAGATTAAGGATGGAAAAGGTTGGTAGTTCCTTTTTAAAAGAGTATTACGAATGGTCGATACAGGATGACCTTGATCTTATTAAATTTATTCATTCTGAGGGTAAGGTATTCCAGGGGATTAGGGAGCGGAACCAGAATAGTTGGAAGATCGTGGAGCTTTGCCGGGAGATCCTTTTCGATAATGCAAAATGGGTGCAAGCCCTCATGGAGAAGATAGAAGATGGCAGAAACGAAATTAAAAAGTTGGGCTGACTATGACGGGGAAGATAAGGTCATCTCTTCTCAGGAGATGGCTATAAAGCTTAAAGAAAAACCAGAATCGGTGGTGAATGTCAAGAGCTTCATTCCATCCTTAGACAATGTGGTTGATGGTTTTAGGGAAGGGGAATTGATTGTTGTTTCCGGGCCAACGAAGCAGGGTAAGACTTTATTCTTACAGAGCCTTACAGCTTCCTTTGTGCGCCAACAATACTATCCTCTTTGGTTTTCGTTCGAGGTTCCTGTTCGTCAATTTCTCAATCAATTCCCTACCCTGCCCATGATTTATTTACCGCAAAAGTTAAAGGCCCATGCCTTGCCGTGGTTCGAAGATCGGGTCCATGAATCCTTTGAGAAATACCACACCCGAATTGTGATCTGTGATCATCTCCATTACCTGATTGACCTTGCAAAAATAAGAAACCCGTCAATAGAGATTGGTCAAATTATTAGGCAACTTAAAGGGTTGGCAGTTTCGGGAGAATTTGTAATATTTCTTCTTTGTCACACAACTAAGGGATCGAGTGAGGATAATCTTTCTTTTGAATCTATAAGGGATTCCTCCTTTATCAGTCAGGAAAGCGATTCTGTGTTTATGATCAAGAGGACCCCACAGGAAGGGGAAACCACGGCAAGGCTGAGGGTGGAGTTTCACCGAAGGACAGGGGTTATGGAGAAGATTGTCAATTTAATCAAGGTAAATGGATATTTGGTAGAACATGAAAAATCATCCGAAAGAAACAGATACGGAGAGGAGGATTGAGATGGAATACCACAAAATCGAAACATTGTTTGAGAGGGATGAACAGACCCATAAAGTTTTTCCAGACAAACTCAAGAATCCTGTCTATGGGATTTTTAAGAGTTGGCAATTCACAGAGAAGGTCGATGGAACGAATATCAGGTGTATCTGGCATCCTGCCGATCCTCACGGGGGAACTCCGAGTTTGTCTTTTGGTGGGAAAACGGATAACGCTCAAATTCATGCTGATCTGATTAAATGGCTATACGAAAACATAACAGTCGAGAAAATGGCTCTCTTGTTTCCAGCCACAGACGCAATCGTTTATGGAGAGGGCTACGGAGCCGGAATACAGAAAGGTGGAGGGTATAGCAAGACTAAGCAACTCATCGTGTTTGATGTATTAGTTGCTCGGAAATGGTGGTTGAACTGGGAGAATACTTGTGATGTTGCCAACAAACTTGGGTTGAAAACCGTTCCATTCATAGGAAATTTGACACTTGATGAAGGCGTGGAGATGGTACAAGCAGGCTTCAACTCTGTCCTCGCTAAGGAAAATACCGGAGAAATTATGCCGGCAGAGGGAATGGTTGGCCGAACGGTTGAAACCCTGTTCGACAAAAAGGGAAGCCGGATCATTATCAAACTGAAGACAAGGGATTTTTGAGCTGAAAGGAGAAAATGTGATGCCGAAAAAGAAACCTGAAAAGTGTTGGTGCGAATATCCGTTTAGAAAGCGAAACAACTGGAACGTCTCAGTACAGGATAAAGAGGGATTGCCAAATCCTACATGGCCGATTACTTTTTGTCCAGTATGCAGGAAGAGAGTGAAGAGGGAGGATTGAACGGTATGAAAATTTTGGCGATTGATCCAGGAAATATACAATCTGCTATTCTGGTTTGGGACGGGAAGCGTATTTTACATAAAGAAATTGGTGATAATGATGTACTTATTTCTAACATCAATCTCCTTCTTGGTGACATTTTAGTAATCGAACAAATCCGGTGTATGGGGATGGCCGTTGGAGCCACAATCCTCGATACCGTTTTCTGGACTGGTCGATTTTGCGAACGATGGGAAGGGGATTTCCATTTGATGCCGCGCCATGAAGTTAAGATGCATTTATGCCAATCCATGAGGGCGAAAGATAGCAATATCAGGCAAGCGTTAATAGATCGATTCGGGGAGCCGGGGACTAAGAAATCAAAGGGGTTGACCTATGGATTATCGAAGGATTTATGGCAATGTTTCGGATTGGCAGTAACTTGGTGGGATAAGCATGGATTAAAGGAGGTGCCACTATGAACTGGCTATTTTATATCGGCGGATGGTTTGTTTTTTGGGCAATTTTCCAAGGTCTGTTTATGCCAGCAGAAAAAGAAACGAAATATGTAGCGTTTAAAGTCGTAATTTGCACGATGCTCTGGGTCTGGATATGCTGGAAAGTGATTTAGGTCTACAAATGTAGACCAGGAATGGCCTCCATTGCATCCAGGATCGATTCTAAGGGTATAGAAAGGAGAAAGGTTATGAGTACTGAGTACACCGGGTACGAAACCTTACAACCAGAAAGGAGAAAAGGCATGAATTCTCTTCACAAATCTACATTAATCGGGTGTATTACGGGTTTTGTTTTAATAGTGGTAGTTGCTATTGGCTGCCATTATATCTCCTGTCACCGACAAATTGAGATGGCTAAGTTGGGATATGAGCAGGTACAAAAAGCAGGCTCTATGGATTATGTTTGGCATAAAGTCAGGTAGGGGTATCCCATGAAATGTGATCGGTGTGGATCGATGATGGGGACCGTGGATGAAGTAGGCGAGGATGAGCAGAAGTACACTCGCCTACTTTGTACATCCGGCCATTCCCGATACCCTCCTTCTGCGGTTGACACAATCAAAACCAATTTAACGGAGAAAGGCGAGATGGAACGTGATCGAACCATTATTGAACAAATCAAAAAGGATGCAAAGAGGAGAGGGGTTACACCAGATGACGTTTTGTTTAGGGCGTATCTTACCGGGAAGAGGCGAAAGGTTACACCTAAGAAGCCCAAAATAAACCAACTTGACCTATTTGGAGGGTGAAATGTGGCGAATATTCAAAGTCGCTTTCGACGCTTGGTATGTTGGATTTTTAATCAAGAAATTGGATAAGGCTCTAAAACGGCAAGGACTATTTCTTGCTCTGTACATGGGACGTGAACAATCAGAAAAACTAAACGGAATGAACTGAGGAGGGATTATGGTGCAACATTTATGGCACGGTGGTTGTCATCGCTGTACTCAACAGGAGATTAACGAAGTGGATTTCTGTGTAGGGTGCTGTTACTTTTTACCCGCTTGGAATTTATCTAACCTAAATAATGAACCTAAAAATGAGGAAATGAAAACCCTGAAAGAACAACTGATTAAGAAATATCATCTAACAACATACTGAACTAAGGAGGTCGCCATGTCACTCTTCCCGGCACGCTTGTCTGTTCCTGATCCAGATATTGATCGGTACGAGCTTGAATCAATGAGCTATGAGGATCTTTCCGAGAGGACCGGGTGGTCCTATAATAAACTCAGGAAGTTAAGGGTCAAGAACGGTATTGACCTAAAGGCAGGTGCTCCTTTTTTTGTCCATACCGTTAGGATAATTGATAAAGTAGATCGCTACAACGAGAGAGTGCGAGAGGAGGCATGGGATAAAATGTGGAAAGAAGGCCGGGCCTGGTCGCAGGGGCAACCCCTCGAACCAGTAAAACCCGACCTGAGAGAGTGGATCCAGGCGGTGAATGGGTAGGCCAGCGTTAAGGTTTATTGCCTTCTGCCTTGGAGATGGCCGATTCTAATTTTCGAGCATCTGCGTTAGATTCCCAATAATTTGAATCATGAATTTTGAGATAGACAGCTACTCGTTCGCACGCCTCCAGGAGATCATCATGGCAATTAAGAGCGGTTTCAATAAAGTTTTTATCGTCAACTGCATTAGCTACCTCCTCTTTGTGGTGTTGCATTGTTGGAGATGTGACATAAACGATTCTCCAATTACTATTGAACCCCACACAATTAACGGTAAACGGTCCTTTTGTATGTTCCATCTTTCATCCCTCCTTCTTCCGGGCCTGTTCCCGCGCCCGAATGGTCTGTTTGATTATTTTTGCTATAAGCTGTTGTCGGTTATTAGCCGGGTTATCGTTCAATGGATCCTCATTTTCAAAGATCAATTCCCTCCTCAGCTTGTCCACCGTGTCAGGGTCGAGCCGGACCTGGACGTTTTTTAATGGTCGCATGGGGCCTCCTTTCTATTCCGTCTAATTTTCTTTCTGTAAGTCTAAGGCATCGGCTACTGGGACAGATCAAGGCATTGCTCGTTACACCGCAATAAGGGCAAGTGTGGACAGTAATTTTATATTTCATTCCTCCCCCTCCTTTGTGGCCTTGTCGATGGCCTGGTTTAAGATGTGATCAATTGTTTGAAAAGCCACTGGCATAATATCAAAATAATCCTGGTAGAATTTACAGACATCCTTGCACGCCTCCAAGAGATCGGACGCGGCCTTGTGCAATGGACAACTAATCATGTGCAATCCTGTTTCATCCCTTGCCAATTTACATCCACAATCATCAACTTTTTCTGAGCGTTCCATGATATCTCCTTTCGTAGGCCAGCGTTAAGAGCTGGAGTTAAGCTGCCAATATCTCTTTTGCATTTCCGACAAATGGAGCAAGTAATTTTAAGGTTAAATCAAGAAACTTTTTGCGATTTTCGCCCCAAAGACTTGAGGTCTCAAGGCGTGTTACTGGCTTCATTGCCTCGATCAATTTATATTCAGCGTCTACTTGGAGGCATTCAGCCGTAAGAAGAGGACAAAATTCAGGTTTGTCAACTTTGAGGCCAGCCTTATCCCTTTCCTCAAAGGTCTCGGCGTTGAAAATCTTAAAATCAGCGTCTTCCATCAGATAGGTTGATTTTGATTCCAGGATAACCCGGTCGGTCATTCCCTTATCAATCCATTCCTTTGCGATATGGAATTGATGACGCGCCAGGATCGCTTTCTCATAGCTTTCAACCACTGGCCTGATTGTATCAACCCATGCCATAGCCATAAAAACGCTTTTAGCTGCCTCAATCATTTCTTTTGTAGGATTAAACTTTTCCATCGCAAACCCCTTTCTGCCCGTGGCGGTTAGAGTGTTAAAGATATGTTATCAAATTCTTGTGCGTTATCTCCCTGCATTTCTGATTCATAACAACTCCATTCGTCTTCGATATCAGCTATAAACCAATCATATTCGCTTTCCATCTCCTCCTCCTTTCATCCTCCGACCCCCGAAGGGGTTTCGCCTGTCGGCTCGTCAGGGAAACTACTTTTTTACCCTGAAGTCGTCAGGATCAAGAAAGAAATTTACAAAACGGTCACATGTCGGACACTGTTTCGGACATTCATCATCTGTCCCTTCGAACTGGTTTCCGCACTGATCACAATCGAAAATCACTGTATTGTTTTCCATCTTCCTTCCCTCCTTCTCCCCTTGGTAAGGGGTTATATTATTACTTCTTTGCCTTCCGTATCCCTGTAAACATTCATCATGGATGGGTCAGGCTTACTGGCTATCGACCGGCCATTTATGTTGATGTTGCAAAACGGCCAGCCGCCTTTGATAAGCCTATCAGCTAAAATCTGAGCCAGAGGATACGTCATCCTCAGCTTCTCAATACTACCATCTGCGTGTTCAATTTCTACTCTCTTCATCAATTTGTCTCGTGTTCTCATTTCCTTCCCTCCCGTTTTATTTACCCTTGATAGGGGTTATGGTTTGATTGTTTCCTTCCATGCTTGGCCAATTGCGTTAGCTGCCTCTATCGCTGCCTCTATCGCTGCCTCTTTCGTGGAGAATACTCTTTTCTTTATATGTAGGATTTTCATCGTCATTCCAGGGAAATTTGAAGAGGTCAACTTCTTAAATTCATCATCATTCGGGGTTGTCCCATCCTCTTTGATGTAACAGAGTCTTGCGTCGTATCTACCAACAAAACCCCATGTGTCATTAGGATTTTCAGTTATCCATGCATCCTTGATACTTCCGAGTGCTTTTAATGCTTGCGCCATCTCTCCCATTTTATTCTCCTTTCATCTAAGATTTTTCGCACTCTTGCCGGGCTTATTCCCTGAGTGCCTATCCTGTTTGGGGCGATTGCCCCTGAAAGGTTACTTAGCGTTAATTGCCGCATGGAGCCAGCGGGGGTGTGGGTCATTAGCTATATCCTGCCCGATTTTACCAAGCCACTGCTCAAGGCAGGTAGACTCGATAGGTCGGTCATTGACCGTATAGTAATAGTCGATTCCGTTAGCCTGTCGGACTGGAGCAATGGCCTCCCCACAGCATTGACATAATTGTGTCGCATCGTATTGTTTATCCTCACTACCGATCAATTCCACATTTAATGTCTCGATCTTCATTGTTCTTTCTCCTTTCTGTTTTGAGGTTTAATCCATGACCTCTCGTAGGGAACTATTTAGACCATGTAAAACTTTGAGGAATACCGGCAATAGCATTTCTCCCTTTAGGAGTTATAGCTCCTTGTTTTGTGAGCATTCCCTTATTAATTAACTCTGTTTTGCTTGTTTCCCAGGACTCAAGAGTGATTCCTTTTGTTTTATGCGCTTCATTAAACCTATAATTAGAAATGCCAGCGTAAGAAGATTTTAACCCAGAGGTAAATGCCAGGACAATCTTTTCATTTTCTGTGATTTCTGTTTTATTAGGTAACATAGGAGCAATGTCTTGATTATTGGCATATATTCTTATCCCTATATCTTTCCCACAAAAGATGACATGGGAAACCAGGATAACTCCTAACGGTAGACCGTTTAATTGACATGGTTTACCAGCTTCAAAAAATGGATGATTGCTTTCAACTTGATAGGTTTTACCATCTGACAGACCGTAAAATACATAACTGGTTTTGCTACCACCATCCCAGTAAGATCTTAATTGAGATGGAATTGAAGTTAATATCTCAACTTTCTTTCCAGTGTATGATGGAAAGCACCTTGAAATAATCTTTTCTACATCTGGAGTTATTTGTTCTAAGTACATTTTGTATTCTCCTTTCATGTTTTATTTACCATCTTATAATGCATTTCAGGTGCCAAACAATTAAAATATTAATATAAATTAATAGTCAATCAAATCAAACGTTTATAATTGTATGCATAGGTCATGCCAAGTTCCAAAGTGACATTGTGCGTCACTACTAAAATGTGGAGTAATGATCTAAGGTATTAATATTGTTATATTTAGTGTATATTTGACACATTGTCTAAAATTGAAAAAAGTGCATAGCAGGGGCTATTGAGGGAGTTTGAATTGTGGTATAGTAAAGATAATGGAAAAGCAAAAAGAAGATTGGGAAAGATGGGCAGAAAGGCAACCGTTAGAGAGGGCAATCATCAAAGCCTATCGAAAGGCAGGCTGGCAAGCCACTATACGGTATATGCCCATGATATTTCGCAAGGTTGGGCAGAAGCCAAGGCTTGTTTGGGTTAAGCGTAAAAACGTAAATCCCCAGCTTGCCGGTCTCCCCCCAGCCGCCAAGATTTGTGTTTCGATATTTACCGCAATCGGAGGGCAGAACCCCAAGTTTGATATTGTGATTGAGGATGTTGATTCAATTTCAGTCATGGGCAAACAGACTTGAGATCCATCTCGCTCACGCGCGTATATGCACGCAGGGTTTTTAATATTATCTTTAAAACAATCTTTAGTATTTAGTATTAAGTATTAAATAACTACTGAGTATATACTCTCTACTGTAAGACTTGCTAAAAAAAAGAAAGAATAGGTGCTCAGAATCAAGAAATATGCTGTTCGTCAACCAAGGGTTAATAGGATAGGCATTAAAAGAGATACTATACAATTCATATCAAAATAGTAGGGATTGTGTAGAGAAATGCAACACTTTGTACAAAACTATACGAGACTATCCGAAAAACAGACAATACCTCATTACCAACACGCATAATCGGTGAGCAAAAACCATACAGTGATATTTATATCATGTAGGAAAAACCCTACAGTATGGCAAGAACAGGGGATTATAATGCACAATCAATGCCGTTTAGGTAATCTCCCATCATTACCCTCGTTATAGGCAGATCCTCCAGGTGGATGTACGATCTCGGATGATAGTTAACATAATGTCCCTTATCAGACGTTGATCTGCTATTATTTCATATACTTAGGTCAATAATCATGCCAACAATCATGGACAATATGACAATAAACTACGCAAAAAGGTAACAGATGGGCTTGCAATTTGGATTAAAAGGTGTTATAATTAATGGGTATGATGATCGAGTATAGGCAGGCATACCTACCCCCCACAGTCGAGACATACCCCTCAGAGGAATGTAAAACAGGTCTCAATCATCATCCCTGTCTCGCATATACAAACTCAGATTATTTTTATGTCGGTAACCAAGGGGAGGTTCCATGAAGTGTTTAGGGGGCTGTCATGATATTTAGTATTTGTTTTCGTGTTTCTGTTACGATGCCATCACAAATGGGAAACGTGCTGAAGTGAAAAAGAAAAGAAAGTCCTGAAAATTCAGGGGTGTCGGTAACTAACCAAGGGAGGGGCGGACCATGATAATGGAAGAGGGGCATAACAACATTGATTTTGAGAAGTTTGAGGTTTCACTTTGGAAGTATCTGTCGAAGCAGGTGGGCTTGAACGATGACGACCTTAATCCGACAAAAGATTGCAAGCGGATTCATCAGGGGATTATGAGGTTGGCGAAGAGGGCGATAACATGACCATAGAAGACGAGATCAGGCTATTGAAGGAAAAGGTTGCCTTACTGGAAAAGGTTAAGGAGTTGCAGGAGATGATTGCGAAGGTGGAACCGGAGAAGGTTTATGTTCCGTATCCGGTGCATCCGACGTATCCTACTCGTCACTGGATTACTGCTCCGTATCCGGTGTGGATTTATGTTCCGTATCCGGGGCATCCCCAGACTACTGCTCCTTATCCTTGGAATCCTATGATCACCTGGACGACATCAGGTAGCAACTGCCACTATACAACGGGTTCACCGAAGATGAATACGACCTACTAAATTTTTCCTGTCGGTAGACAGAAAGGGGGCATTATGATTATGGAAGAGAACTTGAAAGAAGGGATAAAAGTTGAGTGTTTGAAATTGGCATTGGCGGGAAGGGAGTATCAAAAAACAGAGATTGGCAAACTCATCGAGGAGGCCGATAAGATTTACGAGTGGGTGAAGAAATGACCATCGGGGGAGATTTTTGCTGTTATTTCCCAAATTATCCTATCTGGGTAAACAGGGTCGGAAACCTCATCGTAGACCATGGCACTTTGCGTATGTGCTACTGGTACGATAAGGTTACGGAAAAGATATGGGGGGGCGAACATGAAAGATTGTAGGACGTGTAAATTTGACAAAGAGGCAGCGATTTGTGGACAAGGACATTATCGGATGGTTAAGACTACGAGTGATTTTAGGGCCGAAATCACTTTTCTCTTCGACTGTCATGCGTGGGTGGAGAAGGAATGTGTATGCAAGAACTCTGCATTCCAGGGTATGCCAAAGGGACAGTTCTATATGGTTTGCAAGACCTGCGGGAGAAAAATTGAGTAGGTTATGACCGAAACTAATTTTATACCAGAAATTTGGGCACCAGTTTTTTTAAAGTCTTTAGAAGACTCAATTTTTATGAATCAATTTTACAAACCTCTGCCACGTTCTCCTTGGCACAAACGCATTTGGTATAAGATTTATGGATGGTTTCAGGACAACGTAGTGTGGAGATTTGCAAGACATCAACCGGAAGATGAATTTTGACCGAAGCCATAAAATACTTACGCAAAAATGAATGGACCATGGGGAATGGACAATGCCATGACTGCTGTGGGTCAAAACCCCGTATGAGATGGTGGACTGAAACCGTTGGACATGAACCTAAATGTAAACTTGCCAAAGCTATTGAATCATTGGGTGGTAAGGTAGTTTGGAAACATCCCAATCATTCCAAGTACAGGAGAAGTTTCCTGAGGGATACAAAGAGACTATTCGGATGACCGAAACCCTACCTATCCCCACATCCCCTACCGATTCACTTCCCGTACCTGTTGACCTTGTTACGGCTGGGACATTACCCGAAGAGAAGGACACCGAATCTGAACTCCAACAGAGGGCAAAGGATTATTACGTCAACGAGGGGCCGTTAAGGAGTCTGGACAAGACCGCTGAGTTTTTCGGTATCGCTCTTAGGACGGCTGAGAGATGGTCGAGAAAGTACAAGTGGAAGAAGGCCGCCGAGGGGTACGACGAGAATCTTTACACCTCAGTTTTGGGGGAACATTACGTCCCTATCAAGAAATCCTTGGTGAATACGATAGATGGAGTCTGTGCGTTTTTGGACGATGTGAAGAAAAAGTCGAAAGATTATCCCAATTACTTTGGAGAGAACCATAAGAAAATAGACGGGGCCATGTCCATTCTTGAGAAGTGTGGAAATATCCTTGTCAAATTACGGTTATCCGGCATGGGGCAGAAGGGGCAGACTCCCGTGGGAATCAAGGCCAATAACAGTACGTTTCTGATTAAGTATGAATAGGGGGCATAATGGAGATCTCTGTTGATATGACCACTGAGGACAAAAATGACGCATTCGGGATTACCTTAACTACGGAACAGGCACATAACTTGGCCTATCATCTTGAAAAGGCTTCAAAGGGCAAGTATGCGCATACCGATGATAAAAAGTTTTTATTTGCTTTCAAATGCTCATTCATTTCTTGCACACAACGTTCAGTCATAACCGTTTCTGATTAAGTATGAGTAATAAAGGGGGAGGCAGTTATGGATTTTAAAGATGAAGTTAGAAAGTTAATGGAAAAATACGATGAATGTGAAAAACGATCTAAAATAACATATCAACTGGCGATAGAGGCCATAGAGAAAACCAAAGCAATAACTGAAAAACTTATGGCTATCAACAAGACATTACCAGAAAAACCAAAGACTGAGAATGAGATAGATAGATTATATTATGAATTTAGTATTCCATGCAGTAATGACCAGATGGAAAATCTCAAAAACTTTTGGATTGAATGCAACCGTTTGGCAATACTTTGTTATCCACACGTAATAGCATAAGTGGGGGCATTTATGAAACAGAAATTATGTTGGAAATGTAGGAAAGACCTTTTTGTAAGTGGCAATCCAAACATAGATACTATTATGCGGCTTCTTCATTGTCACCATGACCTACCGGAAGAGAGGCCGTGTCCGCACAAATACGGTAAGACTGAATATGACGAGAAATGGGAGAAGACCATTTTTGAATGTGAAGATTGTGGGCAAATGATCGCATTTGAAAACGGTCCGTTGGTTGCCAAAAAGGATAGGATAAAACTTGACTGAGGGGGCGAACAATAATGGCTTTTCTATTGTCTAAATCAATTATGAAAAGGTTGAAGGAAATATTGATTCGATCCTCAAGGGATAGCAGGGAATGTCCATATTGTCATAAAACGTTTATCCCCGTAGACGCCACAGCTAACAATGCTTTTCTGATGTATGTGTATATGGAGTTATTCGAAAATGAGCGAAGAAAAACCAAAACCCCAACCCGACCTGAAATATCCTGCCAGTCTGATTAGGGAGACTTGGTTGAAGGAGTTGAATAAGGTGGGGAATAGGTGGAGGGATTATAACGGTAATTCGGGGCCGGATGATTCACAATTTCAGAAGATTGGGGAGAAGGGGGCGACATGAACATAATTAATTTCCATAAGGCGAAGATTGAGATGTTGGCGTTTGAATCGGAAACGGATTTTGTCGATTTCTGCAAAAGGTTGAATTCTCTTTTTGAGGGAGACAGGGGATGGCCGAGATTCATGGTCATAACCGACGATACCACAAAGGATGAGGACTTGACCAAAATCAACAAGTTTATTTACGAGATGAAATCCATCCATGCGGATTTGGCGACCATTAAAAGGAATATACAGCGAGAAAGGTTAGTATCGTGATGGAAGTGAGAACGGACATGGAATTAATCGACATAACCGAACCACCCAATAAAGGGAATATTCTTGATTACATTCAGGCTGTCGGGAAGGTACTTGATAGGGAGGAGAATAAGTCAGAGTATGTTAGTAGGAAATTTTGGGATGGTGAAAAGGTCATGACGGTTGGACACCGAAAAGAACGTTAATGGACTGCTTTCAATACATGATGCGTAACGGGAAGGATTTCTGGGTGACGCCTCCAAATCCTTTTAAAAAAGCTGATAAACGGGAAGATGACCCTAACGACATTTTGAACAGAGAGTTGATTTGGCTTGATGAGATGGAGGAGGAGGTAAGGGAAAAGAGTAACCGTATCTAAATATAAATAGGGACTAAAAGTTCGGGAGAGCTACCCGAATCCCAAATACAGGGGAAAGCCGATTCCTGATATCAGGCAGGGTCGGTTTTTCTATTTTGGGGAGCAAATGCCGTACAAGATCAAAAAGGTAAAAGGTGGATTTCAGGTTACGTCTCCACATGGGGTTAGGGCACATCATACGTCAATGGAAAATGCCAAATCACAGGTCAGATTGTTACGAGCGGTCGATCATGGGTTTAAACCGAAGAGGAACAAATAGTGCCTAAAGCCCTCGTAATCGAATATCCGGGAAAGAAGTATTCGGCAAAATATGTGCCGACTATTCAGGCACTCATGGAGAGCAATGCCCCGTATCGGATAATCATCGGCCCGTGGGGTTCAGGCAAATCCGTCGGTTGCATCATGGAGTTATTCAAGCGGTCCTCTGAGCAAAAGCCGGATGCCAAAGGTGTGAGAAAAACCAGATGGGCATTGGTAAGGAATACCTATAAAGAACTCTCAAGTACGACCCAAAAGAGTTTCTTTGAATGGTTTGAACCAGGTATCCACGGAGACCACAAGGTAGCAGAAAAAACTTTTGTCATTAACCGGCCACTACCTGATGGTTCTCAACTACTGGCCGAGTTCATGTTCCTTGCCCTCGACGATCCGCAGGACCGGAAGAAATTACTCTCCCTCGAACTCACAGGAGTTTGGTTCAACGAACTAAAACAGATTTCTGAAATCATCTTCAACGACTCGTTCGGACGGACGGGACGATACCCGAAGATGGAGGATGGAGGGGCAACGTGGAGAGGGATTATCGCAGACAGTAACCCCCCTGATACCGACCACTGGCTTTATCGACTTCTTGAAAAAGACAGTCATCTCTATCCAGATGGACATGAGAAGGCCGGGGAACTCTTTCTGGAACACTTCAGGCAACCTTCTGGGCTAAACAAACATCCCGATGGCATTAAGGCCATTCCGATAAAAGGTGTCCATGCAGAAAACCTTCCCAACCTTGAGAGAAACTACTATGAAGACCTATGCCTGAAAAACACAGAAGACTTTATAAAGGTCAATGTCAGGGCTGAGTACGGATATGTGAGAGAGGGGAAACCCGTTTACGGGAATTGGGATTCAGAAGTTCACGTTTCAAAACAACCGATAGAAATAGTCAGGGCATACCCGATTGTCCTTGGATGGGATTTTGGGTCTGATTTTTCGGCCTGTTTGATTGCCCAACAATTACCTTCCGGTGTGGTCAATATCAAGAAGGAATTTATCGGAGAATACACAGGGCTACGCCAATTCGTCAACGAGAGGGTCAAACCGTATATCGTCGGTAACTATCTCGGCATGGAAATCCTTGGTACAGGAGATTTGACCGGGAAGGCTATGGATAGGGCCAGTGGGTCTGATTGCTTTCAGGAGTTGATAGATGCGGGACTACCCGCCGAACCCTGTGTAACCAACGACCCGATAGCGAGATTCGATGCGGTCAATTCGCTTCTTATCAAAAGATTGCCGGGGAACAAAGGGGCACTTCAGGTTGATCCATCCTGTGAAAAACTGATCCGGGGATTCGAGGGGGAGTACAAGTACAAACGCATTTACGATGCAAGACATCAGCGGTATGGGGATAAACCGGACAAGAATGAGTTTTCCCATGTACACGATGCACTTCAATACGGGGCTTTATTCCTTGAGCGTGGGATTCAGTATTACCGCAGGCAACGAACAGTAACATCGGTTCAGAAACCGTTATCGGTGGGGGCATGGACATGATAGATAAAGTACTATCCGATTCACAGATACTTTTAAGTCTTGTGGATAAGTGTGCTGAGTACAACCGGGGATATACAGCGGGAAAAAAGTCAAGTGCGTATAATCTTGGAATCACAAAAGCCCCGTTTCTGATTATGAAAGAGAATGCATTGGACATTCTTGTACATATGGAAGGGGTTTTGGATGAAGCATTGCCGATGGGAGATTACGGTGAACCATTCTGTATTATTCCTCTTCCGTTTGCGGCCCTATTACCATCACACTTAATACAGAGAGACGCGTGGGGAATATCGTACTCCAATAAATTAGGTAGGGTCATTGGTTTGTATTTCGATATTTATATTAGCAATTTTCTTCCCCGCACAGAATTAGCCAATTATGCCTTCTTTGGAACTACGAAGGCGGTAGTTTTCCAAGTTCAAGAGGGTCTATACAAACTTGTCAGACCGGACTGGTTCGGTCAGTTGTGTTTTAACTATGCGTAAATAACGGGGCATGGACATGATAAGGATTCCTGACTTGGATGCAGAACTTGCATTTATGGCAATGTGTGCTGGTATGGTTTTGTGTGTGGGTCTTCTGGTCTGGGGATACTGTACAGGATAACAAGCGGTGAAACGGGGCGTGGACGTAAGGAGCATAAATGGCTTCCATAGGTTTAATTCCGGTTCAGAATAATAACGAATTGATTGCCGAAGAGACAAAGAAAGCAACACTCTCACGTGAAGTCGCAAAGATATCTGATGCCCCTGAAGCGTTAAAGACCGAACTTGTGGCCTACGTCAAGGATGGTTTTGCGGATGCTCGTAAGGACAAGTTGCCTATTAAGGATTTGATGATCGAGAATCTTCGACAGATCAATGGGGAGTACGACCCCGCCAAACTTGCAGATATTCGGGAATTAGGTTCGGAGAACTTCACCGGGATTACCGGGACGAAATGCCGTGCTACCTATGCGTGGATCACAGGAGGATTGTTCCAGCCTGGTCAGACCCCGTGGGATATCGAGCCGACACCTGTGCCGGAACTAACACCTGAACAGGAGAGGATGGCAAATCAGGTTCTTGCCGAAGAGATGCAGAGTTTCTTGGAACAGGCAGGTATGGCTATGCAACAGGTCGGTATGAACCCGATGGCTATTCAACAGATGGTCCAGCAGAAGGCTTCGGAGTTTAAGACCCGATTCAAGAAGATCCGTATGGATATTGCCAAAGAGAAGGCACAGTCCATGAAGTTGAAGATGGAAGATCAACTTGTCGAGGGTGGATACTACAAGGCCCTCTCAGACTGTATTTGGAACATCATTCATCTCAAAGCCGGATTCTTATCAGGTCCGATATACCGTAACAAGAAGGTAAGGGTTCTGAATGTTGACCCCATCACGAAGAGGGCTACACCGGGATTTGAGGACAGGGTAATCGCTGAATGGGATGCCCCATGCCCATTCGATATATATCCCGCACCTGGAGCGACAGGAATAAATGATTCCGCTATTTACGAGCGTATTCCCTGGACACGAAAAGAGATTCAAGGTTTGATTGGGCTTGAAGAATTCGACGAAGATGCTATCCGTGAAGTGCTGGCGAAATTCCAAGAGAAGGGTCTGCATGAATGGACATGGGACCAACAGGAAATAGAAGAGGCCAAGGACAAGGAAACATCTCAATACTACGATTGGGACAAGATAGACGGGGTTAAATACAGTGGACCAATACCCGGAAAGATGCTTCTTGAATGGGCCGAAAATCCAGAAGATAAAGGACAGGAAACATTCGGTCAAGTTCTTGATCCAGACTTTGATTACGATGTCGTTCTCTACCTGATAGACCAATGGATTCTTAAAATCTCCCTGAACGAAAATCCTCTTGGATTGAAACCGTACTACAAGGCGTCCTTTGTAGAGAAACCGGGAACGTTCTGGGGATTGGGTTTGCCGGAAACCATTAAATGCCCTCAAGGATCAGCTAATGCTACGTCAAGGGCAATGGATAATAATGTGGGGATGGCTTCTGGGCCACAAGTAGCAATAGACACGGACAAGATAGCTCCTGGAGAAAACGTCGATAAAATGTGGCCGTGGAGGATATGGAAGTTCACGAAGCAATATCTCATGGGTGGTGCTAAACCTATTGAGTTTTTTCAACCTTCTCTACACGCCTCCGAGTTGATCCAGGTCTATAACCACTGGTCAAAAGTTGCAGATGAACATTCAGGCGTTCCCGCATATGCCCACGGCGACTCGCAAGTTGGGGGAGCCGGCAATACCGCCTCCGGTTTGTCAATGCTAATGGGTGCTTCCGATAGAGGGATAAAGGGTGTAGCAAAATCACTTGACGACAACGTAATAGCCCCATCTATAGAGGCCCTTTACTACGACAACTTTGAGTTGGACGATGCTGTTGAGTACATAGGGGATGTCAAGATCAGGGCAAAAGGATCTTCCGCATTACTGGAAAAACAGCAGAAGGCCCTCAGATTGACTGACTTTGGTAGGGCGACGGCGAACCCCATTGACTTACAGATTATGGGGATAGACGGAAGAACATATGTTCTAAAAGAAACGGCTAAGAGTATGGACCTTGAGGCCGATAAAGTTGTACCCGATAAAAGTATGATGCAACCTATCCCGATGCCGGGACAGGGCATGGCTCCTACAGCGGGGCCTCAGACTTTGGATCAGGCAGGTAATCCAGCACAGGGAGCGGGACAGGAACTATTCAAACCGATGGCACAGTAGGCGGGGATAAATGCTAATCAATTTAAAAATGAAGGAATTTGTGGGAGAGGGGTATATACCGAGAGAGTTTCAGATCGAAATCCCAGAGAGAGGGATTATCAGCATTATCGAAGAAATTGAATCAAGGGTTAAAAATTTACGGGAAAGAAAATTACAAATGGATATATTTGAGAGGAAACATCCCGTAATAGAAACTGCAAGATAAAAAGATTTACAGTAAAGGAGAAGACCGATGCAAAGTTTCAAATTCTATTCCGCACTTCTTTTGAACGCAACGAATTACAGTCTGATTGACTTAGGGAATACCATTCCCGATGCCATTCTCCTTCAATGCAGGACGGCGGTGGATGTCTTGCTGTCGAACGATCCTACTCCGGCACAGGCGTATATGACGTTGAAAGCTGGGTCGAGTCTGGTCATTGAACCGGAAGGGAAGCCTATAGGTGCTCAACGTGGGGCGACAAAGGTTACGAATGGAACGTTCACCGGGGCGGCTACAGGGTGGACATTAGGGACGGCCTGGCAGTACGACACCAACAAGGCCAGTAAGTTTCAGGCCGGGACGACTACCCTTTCGCAGTCTACTTGTGCAGGTGTAGTCGATGAGGTTTACGAGATCGTCTGGACAATTTCAAGTTACGCAACGGATACCATCACCGCTTCACTTGGTGGGGTGAATGGGGTTGCGAGAGGGGCAGACGGAACATGGAAGGAATACATGAAGGCTACCGCAACTACAGCCCTTGCTTTCACGCCTACTAATACCAATGTGTGCAAGGTTGACGATGTGGCGGTTTACAAACTGACGGGCACATCCTCTTTGATGCTATTTGCAAAGGCGGCTTCGGGGACACCTTACTTGGAGATTTCCTATCTCATTCCAACAATGTAAATTTTAAAAGGGGGCAAATATGGAAAAGGTAATTTTGGGGGAGCACGAGAAAGAAAGATTGGCGATGATCGAGAGTTTTATTCAACAGGTCGAGAAGAATATTCAACAGACAAAACTGAATCTGCAAATGATGGATTTTCAAAATTCGATGTTCAAGAAGGAAAAGTTAGAACAGATTAATAGTCTCTCTATGAAATATGGATTCAATCAAGACCAGGATATCAACGTAGATTTTCAGGCAGGCACTTTAGAATTTGAACCCCCAAAAGAGGAGAACAAAGATGTGCAAGATCCAAATGTCGCATAACCCCTATTCTGGGGGATTAACATGGGATGGGACTAACCTAACCTGTCTTGGACCGATACTTCTTACCGATGGTTCCGCGACAGTCCCAAGTTTGGCTTTTACTTCGGAAAGCACACTCGGATTATATAGACCGTCTGCTACCAATTTATCTCTTGCAACGGGAAATAATCTAATAGTTCCGGCCACTCTCGGAACAGAAAAGATCACCTGGGATGCTACCGGCTGGGATGAGGGGGGAGTAGAATGGACAGTTGCAGGTACACCTGTTGTAATTACACACGCTACAGGTAACACAACGGCATTGACCTCTACTCTTGCTTCCGCCATCGTTGCGGGTGTTACCTATAAGGTGGTTATTACCTATACCCAGGTAGCCGGAACTTGTTCATATACTTTGGGTGGTGTCACAGGTTCGTCTATTGCCACTTCCGCTGTATCTACATCCATCACGGATTATATTACGGCTTCCACCACAGCACAGATGATTATTACCCCGTTGACTACATCGAACATTGTCATTTCTTCCATTTCGATCAAAGCCCTTACCGATGCCACTGGGGATTTGACGGTAGATGGAAATTTGATAGTGAGGAGTCAGATACTTTTACCATATTCAAACTATGCTTATCCAGCATTGGCATCCAGAACAACTCCTACAACTGGTATATACGTCGGATCAAACACCGTTGATTCTGTGATATCTGGTGCTCAAATATTCAGGGTTCTTTCTACCGGGGTAAGGGTCTATAACGACCTGATTAGTATGGGATCTGGTTCAGACCTAATATTTACCCGTGCCAGTGCTGCTACTCTTCAACTCGGAGCTAATGCCGCCACTGCTACTGCACAGACATTAAAGGCCGCTGATTCTTCTACCGGTGGAGTTGCAGGGGCAAATCTAACCTTACAGGGTGGGACTCCAGGCGCAGGGGGAACTTACGGGGATGTAATCTTTCAGGCCAGTGGTGGAAAATCTACTACTCCTGGGGCGATAGAGGGTCTAACCTCCATCCTTACCAACGGTGCCACAGCCGACGTTACCGCCGCACAGATGAGAGGACAGACGCATCTTGTGACGGGGGCATATACCCTTGATCTCCCTACGGCTGCGGTTGGACTTTGCGGAACATTTATTGCGACTACTGCTGCCGCATTTAGTTTAGACGTTGAGACGGTAGGCGATATTATAATTTTGAACGGGGTTGCTTTGGCGGCTGGAAATCGTGTGACGACAGATGCTTCGATAAATGCAACGCTTTACGTAGAGAGTACGGCGACAGGATATTACAGGGTAAATACCATTGTTGGAATCGCAAGTGATGGTGGAGCGTAGAATATGAAGAAGAGATCGACATTAACACTAGTTGCCAGTGGAACCGTCACTTTAGCAAACGCCAGACTTTCGGGGGTAAACGGTGGAGCCACAGCCAGTGGTGGGGCGTTTGTGGACTTCACTGCTGCCGGTGTCCTAACGGCCAAGATCGGCCATCTTCTGGAAATCTACGACTCCTCCAACAGGAAGATAGCGGGATGGATCAAGGCTGCGGGGACGGCTGAGACAACGAGCGCTGAGTTAGTGACAGATCCAGGATTTGCAGCGGTCACGAAAGCGGCGGCCAAATCCGTTGTTGGTATCACAAAGGCCAATCCAGGCGTAGTGACTTTCACAGCGGGACACGGGTACGCCAATGGAGACATAATCTATTTCTCCGGTCTGACCCAGATGACGGAGTTGAACACTCAGTATTGGCAACTGAGAGCAAATTCAGGAGATACATTTCAGCTTGCTACGGTTTATGACACGACCTCTCTAAGTACAGCAGCCTATGGTGCAGCCGAAACCACAGGTGGAAGTTGCGCTCAGAAATGTACGTTTACGAATTGGATACAGGGGACAGGTTGGGTTGTTGGGGTGAACGGCGCAGGGGCATTGACTAATACTATTGTAGCTGCGTTTCCTGGAGATAATTCAATTGTTAGACATACTCCTGCTATTACAGGAATCGCACTTGGTTTATACAAGCAGGCATACACCGTAACCTCATATGTTTCTGGCACGAACAGGCATTTATTCAATGGAACATCATCGTTAGATGATGATCACACAACAGCCGATACATTTACGATCTACAGAAATCATAATTTAGAGGATAACGGGTTTGTATCAAAGACAGGTAGCAATTTTAGGGGGATTATAGACAACTTCACCTTGAAACAGATATTAACCCCCTCTGCCACAGGAGCAACGATCACCTCTACCAAAGGCGGGGTAACGTATAACTGGGCGTTCAAGAACGCTGCCTTTAATTGGAATAGCAGTTCCGGCTACACCTACAAGATTTACAAGTCCACCACGGCTGTTGTTGTGGCTGGACCGACAGCGGTTACACAGGCGAATACCAGACTGGATACTACTACCACCAATGCCTTCGTCTGGCTAAATGGAGTAGATCTATCATCCTACCAAGATGGCCGTCACATGATCGGGATCTACAATGCCACGGGTAAATATGGGATGTTGGGGCATATATCGAGTTCGGCTCCGGCGGGGGAGAGTTTGGATGCTGAGTTAGTTGATGGGTGGACAAATCATGTTACTTATCCTTATGAAACATGGACTCCAGGGGCAGGCTCATCAATCACTGAAGCAGGTAATACTACTGGTCCAGGGATTTGTTATAAGCTTGCGACCATTACTTTAGGGAAACTGTACAAGTTAGCGCATACGATTACATTAAACTCTGGGACCGCACCTGTGTACAGGATGGGAGAGAGTGGTATTTTGTCTTCCGCTGCCACATATGTCGATTTTCAGACTGCGGTATCAACAACAACAGGAATTTACAAGACAGTTACGTCTTCATTGTTGACGGCTGTTGGATATAGGATAGACCCTGCTGTTGTAGGGAATTTTACAATGTCAGGGCATTCTTTGAAAAATGTCACCGACCCTCCCTCCACCGGTGCAAAGATATTGAAGACCAAAGGCGGAGCGGACAGGGCATGGTTCTACACCAATCCGAGCTTCGATCCGAATGACTCGGCTGGCGTAACATATGTTGTGTATTTTTTAGGTGATTAAGGAGGTCAATATGGATCACATTGTCAAAGCAACAGATGAGGATGAACTTGGAATGGACTATATCCGCACGATTGACGGGGATGCCGACAATGATACCCTACTTCAACGGGTGGATCAGGGACACTTCACGCAATGGAATGAAATGGCGAAGGTTGCGGTGGACAGGGGTAAGGCTGACAAGTACCTATCCTTGACCGCAGAAGAGAAAGTGCCGATTGATGCGGCCATTGAATTAGCGGTTGCAGCGAAGATAAAACCGATTGAGGGATTGCCTATCGAAGAGGAGATTATAAAGTGATACTTCTCGTCGGATTGATTATCGCCTATGTCGGGTTAAGCGTTCTTGACTACTTGCTTACCCAGGAGATTCTGGATAAGGGCGGAAAAGAACTTAACCCATTTTTGAATTTCGTTGGACTTCTACCTGGGAAGATAATCTCTGCCGTTATAGTCGGGATCGCCTATATCCTGATACCGTTCATATACATTTTTGTAGTGGCTGACGTTCTCCTATTAGGTGTCTGCATTTGGAATTTCTTTCAGTGGAAACAACAGTGGAAACGGTAGTGGAAACAGCAGTGGAGGAAGTAGATGGTACAAAAACGTTCTCAGAAGCCAAAAAAGGTTAAAATTAGTAAAAAGCAACAGGAAGTGTATGCACGCATAGGGCAGGGGAAGGGTAAGAAGAAGTCATGTTGAAACCTGACGAAAATGTTCAGAGGGCAATACGGTCCCTTTCCAATAATCCAAGTTGGGATGAAATTATGAGATGGTTTCGGGAAACATACAAAGATGTATGCTTTGAACAAGGGCATTACAATCCCGATGCCTCTTCATATTCTTATAATGCAGGACGCAATAAAGAGCTTTATGAGTTTCTGGACTATACCAAGCAGGAGAGGTAATGGAGATTATTTACGACAGGCAGAAATGGGAAAACCTCTTAATGGAATCACTTTCAAAACTTGGACTAATCAATCAGGAGTTTTACGGATTCATCAAACTTCATATTTCTAAGGGTGGTCTGAGCGACATAGACCGTGGGCGTTACATTACGAAGAATATGTACGAAGTGGAGAAATCGTTGAAGAGACGTAAGCAGTAGATACAAGTAATTTAAAAGCGGTTCGCTTAACCCCTTTGATAAGGGGTTCACAGGCCCCGCCTGAGTACCAGAACGTTGTTGGTACTTGGCCGGGGCCTTTTTTAATTCAGCTTGCAAATTCGGAAGACCGTCAAAAGTCGGCTCCGAAAAATATGAATGCAGTTCCCGCAAAGACGGGAAGGGAAGACCGTAAAGGCGGCTCCCAGAGGGGAAGAAGATCATGGCAAGGTTACGCAGAGAAGACAGGGAAGCGGTAGAAAGGGCGAATAAGTTGATCGAGGAACGGGGAAAACAGTTGTCAGAGGGAACACCACCGGAAGAGGCTCAACCACCTCAAGAACCCGTGGCTCCCATCGAACCTCAACCCGTAGTGGAACCCGAACAACAGGCCCCAGGGGTCATCGAACCAGTAGCACAGGCCGAACCTCAACCGCAGGAACCGGCTCAACCCATAGAGGAAATGGTGCCCAAAAGCCTTTTAGATGAAGCTGAGCATCGTTATCAGGTCATGGACGGGAAGTATCGAGCGGAAGTTCCGATTTCTAAGGCCCTTACCGAAAGGGTTGAATATCTGAGTCAGCAGGTTCAAGAGTTGGCACAGAGGGAGATCAAACCTGTCGATAGCAAGCCTATTGACGTTGCAACCCCTAAGTCCGTAACCGACGATCCTAAAGTCAAAGCATTCGCCAAGGAATATGACGAAATTTATGAAGCAACCGTCATCGTCTGCCGGGGAATGATTCAGGAAGCCATAGGAAGTGTTCAGTCTCAAATCAACCAGAAGTTCGAGGTTGAGCATAAAGAGAAGATACAGACAAAACAGTCTGCCTTTTATGGAGACTTGGACAAAGTGTATTCGGGAAAGGATGGGAAACCTGATTGGAGAGAGATTCAAAAATCAGCAGACTTTTCTGTGTTTATGCAAGAAGAGGATGCCCTGTCCGGTCTACCCCGCTATGCACTTTGGAAAAACGCATTAGAACAATGGGACAGCCGAAGGATTCTCAAATTCTTTGACGTGTTCCTTGGTGTCAACGGGAAACCTTCAACTACGTCTACCCCGGCGACTATCAATCCGAGCAAGGTTGCATCACGCATAGCCCCCGCAAGGGCTTCGAGTGCTGCACCCTCAACGACTGTTAGTCAACCGGTAATGAGTAAAGAGAAGGCTGGGGCGAGGTTGGAGGAAATGGCAAGACAGAAAGCCAACAGGAGATATCCAGGTTCGGATATCGATTACAAGAAAGAAGAAGCCCGACTAAGGGGGATTCTCCTTAGCGGATAACAGGAGGAAATTCAAATGACAGTAGGAAGAGCAGCCGGATACCCGGATTATTCATCTACAGGGACCAGTAACTATATTCCCGCGCTTTGGTCTCCCAAGCTAATCGAGAAACTTTTTGACGCTTTGTTTTTAAGCGACATAAGCAATACGGATTAGTAACATAGTCCCCCGTTGCGGAAACGTAACGGTGCAAACCCGGCGAATTGCTGGAACCCTGAAATGGGAATCAGCAGCCAAGGTCCGAAAGGACAAGGTTCAGAGACTACAAACTAAGATTAATTCTCCGGGCTTTATGCCCCGATAGGAGACGAGATGAAGGTAGAAACCAGAGGTATTTTGGTTGGAATGGTCCTCGGTGATGCTTTCCTGAATGTTCGTTACAGGATGAAAGATAAATATCATTATGTTTCTTCGGAAATGAGAATACTTCATTCAATTGTACAGAAAGATTATTGCGAACATAAGGCGGGATTAATTAAAAAGCATCTCGGTGGAAATTTCTCAGTATCCTTTGGGATGCATGGTCCGAATAACAAATACCGATACTGTGCCTTTTCTGTGTCAAACCCATATTTCAAGCAACTCAGAGAATGGTTATATCCGAATGGGAAAAAAACATTTTCGAGACACGTATTGGATATGCTGACACCGGAAGGAATTGCACTTTGGTATATGGACGACGGTCATGCACGGATCAACAGAAACAAGGAAGGTTGGGTTAGTTCAGTTTCTACCGACATTGCCACAATGTGTAGTAACGAAGAAGTTCTGATTCTTCAAAAATATTTCAGTGAAGAATACGGAATTTCATTCAACGCACGATTCGATAAACGCTGTTCAGATGGTAAACAATGGTTTCTTGAAGCTAATACCAAAAATAGTAGGGAATTTATCGGATTAGTCCAGCCATACATTATTCCTTCCATGATGTATAAGTTGGCTCATGTGGCAAATCTTGGTTTGCACGAGCACCGGGCACCCCTAACCCATTGCGTTAAATGTGCTTCTCCTGTGTATGCCAAAAGGTACGGTGGACTGTGTCCCCGTTGTTATTCCCGAAAGCATTACAGGGAGGTGGCAAGAATACGTGAAGGAAGAAAGTCTAAAAAGAAAGACGGCACTTTCTACAAGGGTGATGAGATAGTCCGAACTTGCGGGAATAGCGAACCGCAAGAGGTTGAGGATAAAGAGCCTCAACGATAACAAATTGTATGAAGGGGAGATCAAGAAATTAGGTGATAAGGTTTACATCCGCACTATTGGGGATGTGACTGTTAGCGACTATCACAAGAACGATACGATCACGTATGAGAACATCGAATCACCGGACATTGAGTTGACGATTGACTACGCTAAGAAATGGGCATTCAAGATCGACAACATTGACCGGTATCAGTCTGACATTAAGTTAATGGACAAGTGGGCCGAGGATGCCACCTACCGGATGAAGAAGGCGATTGAGGAAACCGTTCTTCCTACGTTGGATGGTTCTGCCCATGCTTCAAACAAAGGAACGACAGCCGGACACGTTTGCGCTGCCTACAATCTTGGTGAGTCCACTTCCCCTGTCGATATCAGCCGTTCCAATATCATCAACTACATCTGCTACGCAGGTGGAGTTCTTGACGAGGAGAATGTGCCTGAGACAGACCGTTTCTTGCTGATTCCTTCAATAGCGGCTGTGCTTCTGAAGACCTCTGATATCAAGGATGCTTCCCTTACCGGAGACAACGTTTCAACGTTAAGAAACGGAAGGCTTGGAAGGGTTGACCGATTCACGATCTACACAAGCAACCTTTTAGAGAAAACCTTGGAAGGTTCGGCCTATGCCTACAACATGATCTTCGGACATCCGATGGCATTGACCTTCGCTTCGCAGTACACCGAAACAAAGTTCATCCCGCAGCCTGAAACAACCTTCGGTCAGTTAATGGCCGGTCTTAACGTCTTCGGGTTCAAGGTGATTAAGGAAGAGGCCCTGGGTTGCCTGTACGGAAGGCCGGTTCTTACATAAGCAATTTAAACGTAACACTTTAATTTAAGGAGGTCAGTAAATATGGGAACAGATATCACTTCAAGCCATGCGGGTTTTCCCTTCGCTGGAGAAAACAAAGTAAGTGTCCTTCAACAGAGGATCACTGCTACCACGGCAAAACCTTGGGTTAGTGGAACCACATACCACGTCTTTAACATCCCCATCAACACATTGGCGTTAACGGCATGGTACGAGATCGTTACCTTGGATGCCGGTGGAGCCACTGTCACAGTCAACTTCGCAAGTACAGCGGCAAGTATTACAGCGATTACTACGGGTGCCACTTCGGGTGCTGCTGGTACGGCGGTTATTCCCGCCAACACCTCGACCGTCCACAAATGGTACGAGGTTGCAGGGACGGTGGATATCGTCATTGGCGGTGCCAATGCTACCACGGCTGTCATAGACTTATTTGTGGCAGTCGTCAATTCGGCGGTCCAATCCACAGAGACGATTTATGTGTCGTAAACCTGTCCTGAAGGGGGGTACTCTTCGTACCCTCCTTGTACTTAACCGTAGCATGGTTGAAGGACCACGCCATGTGAATTGGTCCCACAAGGAGAAAACGAAATGAGATACGAGGAATTGTCAGTAGGTCAACTTAACGTTGACAATATTTTAGGCAATGGTGCCGTCACCAACGTAGTTACAAAGGGCAAGAAACTGTACGTCGATTCTGTCCACGGGAGTGACGGTAATGATGGCCTTACACCCAATTCGGCTAAGGCTACGATCTTCGGTACTTCCGGTGCTCATGCGCTTTGTACTGCAAGTCACGGGGATCATATTTTTTGCCTTCCCGGTCATGTGGAGTCCGTTATTGCGGCTGCCGGTGGAGCGTTCAGTAAGATCGGTGTAACCGTCCATTTCTTAGGAAGTGGTGCAAGCAGGGCAAAGGTCAATTTCGGTACGGGTGCGGTAGTTTTGTCTGATATCAACTTTTCTGCTACCGGCGTCACCCTTAACAATCCTTTGTTCGTGTCGGCTATCGATGCCCTTTCAACCCCCCTTCATGTCACTGCGGCTGATGTTACATTCAATAACGTGGAATGGCGTGATGCGGCTGGATTGGGTGTCACGCATGCCCTTGTCGCTTCTTCGGCGGCTGACCGTTTAAAGATCAACGGTTGGAAGTATGTTCCGTCCACAACGGGTACACAGAAGCACTCTAACATTCAACTTGCCGGTGGAGATCACATCGAACTGAAAAATATCCAGATCGATGGTGATTTCAACGTAGCCCCTATCGAGAGCACGGCTGCATTAACAAACGTGATTCTCGAAAACGTCTACGTGAACAATACCAATACCGGTCCTCTTCCCGGCCTAAATATCCACTCCAACACGACTGGATTTGCAAAGAACGTGAAGTCAAGGGTTGCCTCTGGATCAACCTACGTTACAAGTGTAGGAAAGATTCAGTGGGGAAATGACTGCGAAGGGTTTACCACGGATGGATATTCTGGCGATCCTATTGGAACAGCGGTTTCTACAGGTGTTGAAGGCAAAATTGATGTCGTCGATGGATACTTTGATGTTCCTGCTCAGTCTGCAACGACTAATACAACTGTAAGGGATGTCGTCGGCAACAAGACTGATCCTGTCAGAACAGCGTCCTCAAGTACGGTAAGTGCCCTTTCATACCTGAAAGGCATTGTCAGCAAGATTACCGTTCCCGCTCAATCTGCTACAGCAAACGGTTTTGTCAACGATGTGGTAGGTAATAAGACTGATCCCGCTCGAACCGCATCGTCCAATACCGTGAGCGCATTATCCTACCTAAAGGGTATTATCGGAAAGATAACAGTTCCGGCTCAGTCTGCCACTACGAATGCTTTTGTTAATGACGTAGTGGGCAACAAAATTGATCCTACCCGAACTGCCGTTTCTACTACGGTCAGTGCATTGTCTTACCTCAAAGGTGTGATCAGTAAAATTACTGTACCGGCCCAGTCAGCCACTGCGAACGGTTTCGTGAATGATGTTATTGGTAACAAAACAGATGTGGCAAAATATACTGCTGCGGATACCCTGAGTGCAATGTCTTACCTAAAAGGTCTTGTCGGCGTGCAGGATGCGGCCATTTCTACCAATTCAAGGCACCTTGCCGTCAATGCCCTTATGACAAGTGCCACATGGAACGCTAAGACTGCCCACGAGATTCTTGCGGTGTCTGGTACGAACCGTATCAGAATTATCCCTTATTGCACAACGGGCATAGCTTGTTCTGCCGGTGGTCTTTTTAGATTGGGTGATTCAATAACAACCAATGGTTTGATTGCCAACACAACTGGAGTAGGTATAGACACGGGTGAATATTGGTTTCATGCGTCCTCAGTGTCCAATACCAAAAACCTGGCCTATAACCATGTCATTGATGTCATTACGAATCTTGACATTGGTTATACGATTACGAGTGCAACTACCGCCGGGAACCTCCGTTTTCTCTGCTGGTGGGAACCACTTGAGGCCGGTGCTACGGTTGCTGCCGGTGCAGGTGGAGCACTGTAAACACATTTCAATTGGTGGAGGGGGTTCGTCCTCTCCACCTAACTTTTAAACAGGGGGCTAAATCCATGGATTTAAGTGGTTACAAAAAGGGGGTCATTGGGATTACGAGTTCGTTTCTGGGACGATACCGTGAATTTGATGTTTGTCTGAAAAACATTATCGCTCCTTCGGGAACATACATTGAATGGGCGTTAGGGGTAAACATAGCCCAAAACTTTAACGAGTTGGTAAGGCTTACCCTTAAGAAAGGGTACGAGTGGTTATGGATCTTAGGCGATGATCATGTGTTTAAACCGGACCTGTTAGTAAAGCTATTGGAGCGTAATGTTGACATGATCACTCCGTTTTGTTTACGCAGGGCGGAACCCTTTGATACGGTTGTCCACGGGTCGGCTAAGAACGGGTATAGACGTATTCCGAAATCCGTCTTTGATGGCAAAACCGGCATCTGGGATGCCACAGACTACACGATTGGAAACGCCGGTACTTTGATGAAAAAGAATCTTTTGGGAACCCTTACCGACCCCTGGTTTGAGAACGGTAAAACCCATGTTGAAGCGGGTGGGTCTGATTTGTACCTTTGCGAGAAGGTAAGGGAAGTGGGATTCAAGATGTGGTTAGACCTCGATAACCATATCGGTCATACAACCCATGCAACGGCATGGCCTAAAAGAAACCCTGACGGAACATGGACACATGAAATCTGTTGTCCCGTAGAAAGTGGGTATCAGGAGTCACAGGGGAGGGATGCGTGGTTAGAGATTTTTAACACATGGAGAAAAAACTACGACGAGATATCGTATGAGAAGCAGAAGGAGTTTTATAACGCTATCTGTAAGCAATTCCCGAATCAGAACCGGTTTAATTGGGAAGCGATAAAGAAGTTTTTCGGAAGGGTGTTTCCAGTTTACGAAATCACTACCGCTTTGTCTAATTTAGATGATGTACTTGAGATTGGAGGATGGACAGGGGTTGTGGGTGGAGATGTACTGGATAATTTCGATAAAGTCTATTCATGGGTTAATGTCGAAATCTGCGAAGATGCCGTTAAAAACACTCTTTGTAAGAATGAACGATACAATGCAAGAGTTCTCGACAATTACATCTGGGATACTCCATTCGATTACACACTCTACAATGTCCTGTTTATGTCTCATTCCCTCGAACACATGAAGGCCGGGAATTTCAGGGCAATTCTTGAAGCGATCAAAGCGCAGGACTATCCCATCAAATTTATCTACATCGATTCTGACTTCAAGGCGACAACCCCCGAAGTCAACTGGACGGACTATTGGGGAACCCACATTTTCGAGTTGGGGTGGGACGATCTGACCAAGTTGCTTGAAGAGTACGGGTACACGCAATTTGAACAAGTTGGTAATGCTCGGATGTTTAAAAGATGAACCACTGGATTGAGATGGATGAAGAGGTAAAGGCAGAAATTCTTGCTAAGGCCGTATCCTACGGCTGGCTAAGGAAGGAATTTGTTGACTGGATTCTTGAAGAAGAAAAAGGGGTAAACGATGACGTGGCAAGAGATCATTGATTTATTGAGTTCTTCAATCCTTGACGATACCGATACAGACCGTCCACTTTGGAGTGTTAGCGAAAAAGTTTTCTATGCAAATGAAGCGGAAAACGAAATCTGTAGCGAGTGTATGGTTATAAAGGATGAGACTACCACCTCCATCTGCAATATCAAGTTGCTCTCCAATGTTGGATCTTACGCTATGAGTGAGAAGATTGTGAACGTCATTAGTGGTAGATCGAGCGATACCGGAAGCCCATACACAGAGAAGGACGAAAACTATCTCGATCACAGGGTATCGAATTGGAGGGCAGGAACGGGAACACCCTACATTATGATTCCCGATGCCTACACAGGATATATCACTTTCTACCCTAAATTCAATACCGATGGGGAAGTGATAGGGGTCTCCAATATCTCATTTGCCGTTACGACGAATACCATAACCAAACCATTGGAAACCTTTACTGCCCATTACGCCGTAGGGGATGAGATCAACATTTCTGGAACGACTCTTAATAACGGTTATTTTACCCTTGCCACTGTCGGCACTACCACGATGACCACGGTAGGGGCCTTAGCCACAGAAGACTTAAAAAGTGCCACTCTGAGAAAAGTTGAGGATACGGCCCTCCTTGTCGTCAACCGTCTCCCCGCAACTCCCCTTACTACAGCCACAATATCGACGGCTTCTCCTGAAATCAAGTCTTCTTTTCACGGATACCTCTTAGACGGCATGGCAAAGAGGGCCTACTTAAAACAGGACTCAGAGGGTTACGACAAGAATAAGGCTGAATACCACAGAGGGCTATTTGAAGAGTCAAAGGGAAAGATCAATGCCCAAAGGTTAAGGATGCACAATTACGATCATACCGCAACTCCAAGAGCTGGGTGTCTCTAACATGGCAGGACTCGTTCCATTTCTAAAATATCAGGGGTTTAAGGGTATCGACCAGTCTGACCCGATCAGGATTCCACCTGGATATCTGAAGATGGCTATCAACGTCGATATCTCAGATACCGGTATGCTCTCCATGCGGTTAGGAGAAGAATTGAAGGCCACAGGGAGTTATCGGTGTCTCTGGCCCAAAATGAATCTTGGCATAGATTTTTCTCTGGCTATGAGAGATGGGAACCTATGCAAGATCAGTACCACTTACGGAGAGACAGTCCTGCTATCAGGTCTTAGTGCTACGGCTGACATGGATTTCGTCTATGTCAACGGGAACATCTATTACACCAACGGGACGGTAATAGGGAAGATTAAGAACAGTGTAGCAACGGCATTTACAGATCCAGGACAGGAATTTAAGTCTATTCTCCCTGCCGGCCAATTGATCGAATATTTCAATGCAAGGATCTACACGGCAAGAGGAAACGTCATATTCTACTCCGACCCCCTATTCTTCAATTCCTGTGACCTTCGCAGAAACTTCAAACAGGTAGACGGTGAAATCACCATGATGAAATCCGTCACTAACGGGATGTACCTGAGCACAGGACGAGGCACTTACTTTGCGGGTGGATTAGACCCTGATGAATGGACACTCCTGAAGGTTGCGGAAACCCCTGCCTTTAAGGGGAGTGCAATTAAGGTAGGAGGGGAAGAGGTATCGGAAGGGACTTTAGGGACGGCGGTTTACTGGACAAGTGAAGAAGGGACCTATATCGGCTTGAACGGTGGACAGGTAAAAAACCTAACATGGAAGCATTACGTTCCACCTGATGAGACGGTTAAGACAACGGCTATTTACCGAGAGGATAGAGGGTTCGGCCAATACCTGATGGTCTACGAATTAATGTCGGGGGTTGGCGGAGCTACGGCAGAAACACTGATACCACTTTGGACCGTCTCAGCGACGGGGACGGCGGCGTAAGGAGGATATTGACATGGCCGAAATGTATTCTACAGGATTACGGACTTATTGTTTAAGCCGGGGTTCATTTGCTCAGGCTATGGAAGATGCGGTATTAAAGGTCTATTCCGGCACGGCTCCCGCTACGGCTGATGCTGCGGAGACGGGAACACTCCTCTGCACCTACACGCTTTCAAGTGCCACAACCGACCTTCTGCCGGGCTGGGGAGAAGTTGTGAAGACCACGATTGCTTTGTCTGCCACAGGCAACATTCATATTTATGATGTTGTCATAGGTGGTGGGACGACCATTACCACCAACACCTATACCGTGACCGCAGCCATAGCCGGTACTTGCATCAAAGTAGCCAAAAAGGTTGCCGGTCTACTTCAGGATGTTGGTCTAAGGGTTGGAGCCACAAGTGCAACTGCGGTTCTTCAGGTTGAAGCTCCCTCCAATCAATCTCTCGCAATCTCTCTAAACGCAGGGGCTACCGCTGCTGTTACTACCTTTGCGGACAGTTTACAGACTTCCGCTAATGACTGTATCCGGTTCGGACGGGCTGCCTCCGGTGTAATCTCAAAGGATACTGCCCAAACATGGTCGGGTGTGGCTGCTGCAACCGGGACGGCTGGATATTACCGTTTAGTGACGACCTATGACACGGGTGCTCTCAGCACGACACAAGTACGGGTCCAGGGTACTTGCGGTGTGGGTACGGGCGAATTGCAACTCTCCACAACGACTTTTACCGCTGCCCAGACCTATACGATTGACAATTATACAACCACCTTCCCGGCTTCCGAATAAGTCTAAACTGGGGGTAACATGGCCTTTAACTACGGGTATAGTACCCTAACGGTTTGGCAAACGGTTGCTCGTGGTGGTGCTCAAGCTGATGTAGACCTTACTCTTTGGACTACCGAAAACGTTGCCCCGGCAATACACACCGTAGATATGCCCTTATGGACTACGGAAGCTGAAGGGGCGACACGTTCAGGTAGTGCCAGCACACAGCTAACCGTTTGGAGAGTTTCGGCCACAGGGAAAGCATATGAGTTAGGTACTGCCTCAACTCACATTCCCCTCTGGTCAACTATTGCCTACGGGTTAAGTGCTCGTGGGAGTGCGTCTACACACATTCCCGTATGGCAGACGTTGGCAAGGGGGAGGGCTATTGAGGCCGGTTCTATATCGGTCTATCTTCCTCTTTGGCGTACTTCGGCCACGGGAACTGTTCAGGGGCATGGAACCGTCGCTAAAACGATGCCTCTCTGGACTACAGAGGCTTTCGGGCATTCCATTCCCGTTACGATCCTTTACCGTGGAGTAGTCGTCAATACCTCCAATTACGCCGTAACCGAATATACGGATTTCAATTTCAATAGTTTTGGATACCTGAACGATAAGTACATAGGCGCCAATTCCAGTGGTATTGGTACAAACGGCATTTATGAGTTAGGTGGGAAAACTGATAACGGGACGAGTATCAAGTCTCAGATCGAATGGCCGGTTGAGGACTTCGGGCTTGATATCCTGAAATACGCAAGAGAAGCATGGGTAGGGTACAGGGCAGATGGTCAATTACAACTCTATATCGTCTTAGGTGAGCACGATGAATGGACAAGCAATCTGACCCATATCCATGACCGGATGCACGAAGAGAGGGTAAAGATTGCGAGAGGGATTAAGGAAAGGTTCTTGTCCTTCGGGCTTAAGAATAGGGAGGGGGCTTCATTTGACATAGATTCGCTCAGGATCTTAGTAGACCCGATTCAGAGAAGGAACAGGTAAATGGTAACGCCGTTAAGCCCAAATAGATTTTCATTATTTGTAGGTAAACAGGGGAAAGTTGGTCCACCAGGAGAAAGTGGAGAAACCGGCCCTACCGGTCCTCCTATGTCTGTTCCCCCACAAGGAAAATGTAAAGTAACCAATTTATATGTAGACCCCGATACCGGGAAACTCGTTGTTGAATACAGCGATATACCAACCCCATAGGAGGAAATTAAGATGGCGATACAAACACTTAGTTTAGATCCGAACGCAGCGAGTTATACCGACGATCAAATTGTTGGGAAGATCAACTCCGCTTCTACGCAAATCACAAGGGCAAGTTGTGTGTCTACGGCGGCCCGTCCGATTGGTACGGGAGAGATAACGAATACAGAGCTTGCGGCTGGAGTTGCAAAGACAAATCTTGACGCTATAGCAGATACTGCAAGGGGATATGTAAAGACTTCCCCTGTTTCCGCTCAATTCAAGATCATCTCTATCCAGAGGGCAGCAGACGGTAAGTTGCAAGCCTCATACGACGATCAAAGTGTCTAACATAAAGGCTATTAACGATAGACCGGACAAATATGATTTATGTCCAACTTGTGGAAATCCTAAATCGAAGATTTCCCGACAATGTATGATCTGCATGTGTAGAAATCGCAAGGGGATCAATCATCCGAGTTGGACAGGTACGAGAGTTTGTCCTGAATGTGGAAATAAAAAAAGTCAAGGCAAATATAAACTGTGCAAAAAATGCAGGGGCTACGTTGGTAAAAGCTGGTGGGAGATGGAAAATAAAAAGCCTTGGAATATCGGCAAGCCCAGAGATTTGGAGACCAGAAATAAAATATCACAAACAAAGATACTGGGAATAAAGGATGGTTCGATTCCGAGGGTTACTTCTGGTGCTTTCAAAAAAGGGCATCGGTGGGATGACCCAATTATCGTCGGTAAAATGTTTAGAAATCATTTACGCAAATTGCCCAACAAAAAGGAAACGCTCCTCCAGATGATATTACAAGATCAACGATTACCATATCAATATGTCGGCAATGGTCAATTCACGTTGGGAAATTATTGTCCTGATTTTGTAAATACCAATGGGCAGAAAAAGATAATCGAGTTATTCGGAAATTACTGGCACAAACCAGAAGAGATTGAAACAAGGTCAAAGAAGTTTGCTGAATTTGGATTTAAGACTCTTGTGGTATGGGAAAATGAATTAAAAAATATTCCGTCAGTAATAAGCAAATTAGCAATATTCCATGAGGCGGTTTAAATATGTCTATATCGACTGTCAACGTAGCACATCCTGATTTGGTGGGCGGGACACAAACAGACCTTCATGGTCATGCCGGTGGGGGCGGTGAAAGCGAAACCATC